AGACTGAGCCTGGAACTGCTTGATGTTCATCGTAGAGAGCGCCTGTTCCATTGCAGCTTCGCGGATAGCGTTTTCTTGCAGGACAGCATTGCCGATTTTGCTGCGCACAGTTTGTGCCTTCAGCGAATCGTCAGCAGCGAGCTGAGCTTTTGCCACGAGGGTGTTGCCCACATTGACAATTGCCACAGCCGAATCAGCCACACCAGAGATGGTGGACATGATCGAACCGAAAGCCATACGAGTGGATGCCATTGAATACTCCTTAGTTAATGAGATAAGAGCGCATCACCACAACACGCTCAACAGGCCCGCAAGGGCCGAGGGCACAGACGTACCGCAAGCATGACGGTGTGGATGTGTGGACGACAGCACATGACGGGGGTAGGGTGCATGCATAGGCAGCAACGACCCGGGGGGGTGTGTGAGGTGTGGGCCAGTGTGGCCGCACCACACCGTGTTCTCAGACATACCAGCGAAACTTTTCCGCTACGAAAAAATTGGGGGATAGCCTATATAGCGAACTATCTTGAGCTATCCCCCGAAAGCTGCTTGGTCAGGGCAGCGATGGCATCCGATCACTCGGAATATGTGAAGGTCGGCCGGTTCGGTTTCTTTCCCCTTGGTTCTAACAAACCTAAAGGCTATACTCCCGGCGTCACCAACCACAAAAGGACTGAAGATCATGAAGCAATTTCCCTCCGTCACCAAGGAAGCAGTTGCCCAGCTGGCTGCGTCTGCGAGCAAGACGTTCACGGTACTGCCGGACGGCAAGACCACTATTTGTCAGCTGACTTTCTGGGACGGGCTGTATTCGGTGGACGGCCACAGTGCGTGCGTGGATCCCCGGAACTTCGATAAGGCCGAGGGCGAGAAGTGGGCCGAGAAGAATGCGGTGGACAAGCTGTGGCAGGTGCTGGGCGTGAAGCTGGCAGCTGAGCTGCATGCGGACAACGAGGCAGTGAAGGCAGTGAAGGCAGTGAAGGCAGTGAAGGCAGTGAAGGCAGTGAAGGCAGTGAAGGCAGTGGCCGCCCGGGTACAGGAAGACCAGGCCAACGGCATCACCACCTATCTGCATGCACTGCGCCAGCATGTGGCTCTGGCCTCCCAGCAGCTGGAACAAACGACTCTGGAGATGAAGAGCCGGACGTTCCCCACCATGAGCCGGGCCTACCAGGAGATGGTCCGCGGCAAGGCCAAGGCATGGGCGGACGTGAAGTGGTTCGTAGAACAAGATATCCTTTTCTACACGGGAGCTCATCCAAGCCAAGGCTTCGCGGCGCAGCCGCAAGAAGCTGCGGCGAAGGATGGGGCGACCGAGACCCAGCCGGCAGCTACCTCCCCTGCAGCAGAAGCCAACCGTGTCGGCATGCTCAAGGTGGACGGCACGTTCATGCCTTGGAACCAGGAAGAGAACGCACTGTTCCGCGCTAACTCGTCTGTGCGGGCCATCATGCTCGGCATGGTCAAGGGCCTGGCGGGCGTTCCCCTTCTGGTTCGCAAGCCGCACCTGGGCACGGCAGATGGCCAAGGCATGTGGTTCGAGCGTGAGCCGGTCTACTATGCCGGCGAGATTGTGCAAAATCCCAAGGGTGTGTCTGATCGTCATGACCCTTACGGTGAAGGCAAGACCCGGGTGAAGACCACCTGTGTTCTCGGCACGTCCGTGCGCTGGGTGAACTTCGATGATCTCTACATCCGCAGCTAATTTGCAATGAGACAATGAGGCCTTCGGGCCTCAACTTATTTAGGACAAGACACTATGAGCATGACGATGAACGATCTGGTGGATGCATTGCCAGCATCCCACAAGCGGGCAGCTACCCCTGAGCTGCTGCACCTGCTGAATAACATCGGGGCTGACGATGAAATGTCGGACAGCATCCGCAACAACTTCCTGGCCTATGCCGGCGTGCTGCAGTCCGGGAAGTTCAAGATGCATGACTACCTGAAGGCCGTCACCTTCGTGACGCTGAAGGGATTGGGCAAGACCAACACCGAGGCCTATGCCATGGTGAACCCCGAGAAGTACGCTGACCTGGTTGCCAAGGGCACGGACAGCAAGACCATGAGCGCGTACACGTCCGGCTACGCCAAGGGCAAGCTGGTGATGATGATCACTGAGCAGAGCCTGGTGCCGATGTGGGTGCTGAACGCCCCCTACTATCAGGAGGCCATCATGACCCAGGTGGACCTGATGCGTAATGCCCAGTCCGAGCTGGTGCGCACCCAGGCGGCCAACTCCATCCTGACCCACCTGCAAAAGCCGAAGGATGCCGCGCCGGCCATCAGCATCACGGTGAACAACGACGGCACCGCGGCACTGGCCGGTCAACTGGAGCAGCTGGTTCTCCAGCAGCAGGAAATGATCCGACTGGGCACCACGGCCAAGGATCTGTCGGCGATGAAGCTGGGCCATGCGAACCAAGGGGAGGTGATCGATGTCTGAACCTCGCAAGCTCGTAAAGAAAACCCTGGACCAGTGGCTGGATGATGTGGACTATGCCTATCTCAACGGCCCCGAGTACATGCCGTCCGCATTCAGCCTGACGTTCATGAACTGGATCAAGCTGGTTGAGGGCAACTCCACCCAGAACAATCTGACCCCACCTGTTCACCTGGCCATGCTGGACAAGATCAGCGCCGGGGTGTCCAAGTTCATCGCCAACCTCTGCTTCCGGGGGGCTGCCAAGACCACCTTGATGTTTGAGTACCTGGCGCTGTTCGTGGCCCACTTCGGTGTGCTGCCGAACCTAGGCAAGGTGAGCGGGATGATCTATGTATCCGACACCATGGAGAACGGTGTGAAGTCGGCACGCAAAAACATCGAGACCCGCTACAACAACTCCCCCTTCCTCCAATACTGGATCCCCGAGGCGAAGTTCACCGATGCCTATCTGGAGTTCACCAACCGGGATGGTCACAAGCTGGGCATTCGGATGTACGGTGCGAAGACGGGTATTCGTGGTACGAAGATCTTCGGCCTGCGTCCCCAGCTGGCGGTGTTGGACGACTTGATCAGCGACGACGACTCCAAGAGCCCGACTGCCATGCAGACCATCAAGGATACGATCTATGACGGCGTGTTCCCGGCGCTGCACCCCAGCAAGTTCATGGTGCTGTTCAATGGTACGCCCTTCAACTCCGAAGACGTGATGATCGGTGCGGTCGAGTCCGGTGGCTGGGACGTGAACGTCTGGCCCATGTGCGCCAAGTGGCCATGCACCCGGGAGGAATTCGACGGGGCCTGGCCTGACCGCTTCGACTATGACGCCATGCTGGAGAAGTACGAGTTCATGGTGGCCAACGGGAAGATGAACGCCTTCAACCGAGAGTTCATGCTGCGGATCACCAGCAACGAAGAACGTGTGGTGCAGGACGCGGAGATCCGCTGGTACAAGCGCCAGAACCTGATGGAGAACAAGCACGCCTTCAACTTCTACATCACCACCGACTTCGCCACCAGCAAGAAGACCACTGCCGACTTCACCGTGATTCTGGTGTGGGCCTACAATTCCAACGGGGACTGGTTCCTGGTCGATGGCGTTGTTGAGAAGCAGTCCTTCGATCAGACCCTGGATGATCTCTTCCGTCTGGTTCAGGAATACAACACCGGCCTCCAAGAGGTGGGCATTGAAGTGAACGGCCAGCAGGGAGCTTTCATCTCGGTTCTTCAGGAACGGATGATCCGCACCAACTGCTTCTTCCATCTGGCCTCGGCCAACAATGGCGGCGCCCCGGGTATCCGACGTGACGGCGACAAGCTGCGCAACTTCAACCTGGTGGTGCCGCTGTTCAAGATGGGAAAGTTCTGGTTCCCGGAAGAAATCCGTGCCGGCAAAATGATGGCCATCATCATGCAGCAGATCTCGCTCGTGACCCACTCTGGGATCAAGGGCAAGGACGATGCACTCGACGGCATCAGCATGCTGGGCAGTCTCCATCCATGGAAGCCCGCCGCTTACGCACCTGCCAAGCCTACGGAAGTAGAGCTCTGGATCCAGCAGAAGGCAGAGCAAGGCGAGGCCCGCATCAACTCGTACCTGGGATAAGGAGAAACCCATGACCCTGGAAGACCTGTACTGTGCTCTGTCGCATGGTGCGCTCGCCAACCTGGCAATGGCCGACCAGCCGAACAGCACGATCCATGCGGAGTTTCGTCCGCAGGTGGTGCTCGCGCTGAACGCCGGCCTGGCTCGGCTGTACAAGCGCTTCGTGCTCAAGCAGAAGGACGTGATCATCGCGCTCCAGAAGGACATTACCTTCTACCACCTGCGCAAGGAGTTTGCCGAGCAGAGCTATGACCCGAGCTCGGGCAATCGCCCCTACATCCTGGACCTGGGCCGGGAGAAATTTGAAGAGGACGTGATCAAGATCATGGCCGTCTTCAACAACCTGGGTCGTGAGCTGCCCATCAACGACGAGACTCAGTGGTCCTCGGTGTTCACGCCCCAGGCCAAGACCCTTCAGGTGCCGTTCCCCAAGGTGGGTGTCCAGCTGTCCGTGGCCTACCAGGCGATGCATCCGAAGGTGGCCTGCGATGAAGAGGGTGACGTGATCGATCTGCCGGACACCCTGCACGATGCGCTCTACTCGTTCATCGGCTACCACGTCTACACCGGCATGATGAGCGACGGGTCGGTGGCTGCGGCTGCGGCCCACAAGGGCATCTACGAGGAACTGTGCGGCGAGATTGAAAATCGTGACACGCTGGCGCAGACGGTGACACTGGCCAATGGCCGCTTTGACAAGGGAGGTTGGGTATGAGCTTTCTTCGACCAACGTTTGACCGGCCTATGACCACGGATGATCCTTCGGGCACGCCTGTGGTGGACAAGCGCCTGGGGGATGCATTCCCCACGGTGCAGTACGTGGCCAACAACATGGACGCTCTTCTCCGTCTGGTTCCAGGTGCCATCAGCTCTACGCTGGTGAAGGGCTCTACCTGGCTGAAGGGAATGACTGTCGAGCTGGATCTGCCAGCCGATATCCCAGCCACCACGGTGGTGGGTTACACGGTGCAGGTCCGTGACCAGAATCTGGTGCTGTGGGACCAGACCTCTGGCCACTGGACCCAGGTTCTGACCGGGGGCAAGCTCCAGCTGATGCTGAAGTCCACTGCCCCGACCGAACTGCAAAACTCCCCCATTTTCTGGAACATCAACCATGAGCGCCAAACTGCTTAACTACAAGCAGCGCTACACCATGCCGACTCGATCCTCCCGTGTGTGGGATCGACCGGCAGTGGACAAGCGCGAGCACATTGAACTGGCCAAGGTCTACAACCGTCCGTTCAACGAGACCATTCCCCGCTTCGACCCGAAGTATTGGGTGGTGGACTACAACGCCCTGATGGTGGCCACGATCATTCCGATCAGCGACCACAGCTTTTACGTGCCCGCCGAATGGCGCACCAATGCCGACTTCCTCGGCGTGCGCTGGATGAGCGAGGACAACCTGAGCCATACCCTGTTCAAGTACGCCACGAACGTGGACTACCGTGGCTGCGTGCTGGCCTTTCGCCACAACCCCGAGGATCCCGAGAAGTTCACGGTGACGCTGGATGTACCTGGCCGTGACAAGCCTGCCACCTACCGGCTGGCGCCGTATGCGTTCAACCCGACCTCTGGCCTGTGGGAATGCCTGGACAAGAAGTACGGCACGAACCGGACCTACCCTCCGCAGGTGATTGGCGATCCAGTGGACCTCATCCCCGAGGATGAGATCGTGGAGGCCTGGGGCCGCAAGGACTACATCTTCATCCTGGACTTCAACAATCTCCAGCTGGGTGCAACGTTCAAGGGTGAGATCCTGTCGGCCCGGGATATCCGCATGATCAGCTTCGACTGCGTGACGGATGCCCACGGCTTGGGCAAGTACGCCACCTGCCACGCCATGGAGAACCAGCCGGGAAACCGTATCCGCATTGAAGTGGGCGCGGTGAATACGAATGCCCAGCTGACGCCGGGTGACGTGCTTCAGGTGATCTACCGCTACTGGCATGCAGATGGCTACCAGGTGGCTCGTGAGGACGAGTTCAAGGTGGTGAGCTATTCCGGCTTCGGCACGGGTGCGTTCTCCGTGATCTGCGAAGGCCAGATGCCCGGCCCGTTTGTCGGTGCCGATGCCTTCTATGGCCGGTATCTCCAGAACGCCACTCCCTACGGCGTGAAGACCACGAAGCTCTACTTCTGCGACATGAAGCTGTCGGGCACGGGGCACAAGACTATCGGTAAGCGCCGGTATGTGCAGACCCCCCATGGTCTGGGCATGACCTCTGGCTTCGATGACATGTACAACCTCACCCCTGAGCGTGCGGTGGAGATGGTCTACGACCTGGGCTACCGGGAGAACTGGACCAAGTACATCGGCATGTCCCACTACTTCAAGGCCCGGACTGCCTACCTCGACAAGGTGACGGGCGAAAAAATCGACAACGCCCGGGTGCTGCACTACGACGTGCTGTTCTGCGGCGAGTCGAATGCCGCGGTGCACTTCAACATCGGCCAGTTCCCCAACCGGGGTGTGGATGGTTTCCAGCAGAAGCTGACCACTGAGCTGGGCATCCGCTACGGCGGCATCAACCCGATCAACGGTGCAGTGGGCTCGACGGCTGCCGACCGCATGTGCTCGGTCAACCCGAACTCCGAAGTCTGGGATCCCAATCAATGGCTGGCTCGGGGCGGCCTGTGGTGGTGGGATCTGGAGGCGGACAAGCCTGGACCAGCTCTGCTCAACGCCATCAAGGAATGTGGGGATCTGGTGCCCAAGGCTGTGGTCTGGTGCCAGGGCAATCAGGATGCGGCTGCCATTGCTTTCCCCGGCAACCGTGTCCCTGTTCCCTCTCTGGTTCGGACGAAGGCAGCGACCAAGAAGGTGTTCGAGCACATGCGCAGCCTGTGGGGTGCGGACCTGAAGATCATCATCCAAGAGCAGGGCCATGGCTGGGGTCTGACCGATCCGAATCAGCCGAACCTGCCGGTGCAGTATGGCCAGCCTACTTTCCTGGATGCTCGCCGCAATACCTGGGGTGATGTGGTCTTCCGCTGGAAGAGCTACCACGCTGACCCCTCGGCATTCAGCTACCGGGTAATCGTCATGGGCGACACGGACCAGGACATTATCTGGGAGACCACGGTGCCAGGCACCCAGCAGGATGGCGACTGGATGTACGCCGATTGGCCCAACGAGATCAACGTCCCTCTGGCAGTGGCCCGGTTCGGTGATCAATTCCCCTGGGGCTTCCTGCGCTGGCGTGTGGTGCGTGCCGACAACGCATCCATCCGGTCCAAGGACTTCAACGGTGAGGTGCCCATCGATAACCCGGCCATCGTGAAGAAGCTCTGCCTCATGGGTATCAACTCGCTGATCGGCGGCTACTTCAATGACCTCTCCGATCCGCTGAACCATGGGGGAACTGGCCGCCCTGGGCGCAAGGACGTGATCGCCGCATCGACCTTCCGCAAGGAGTTCGCTGCCAAGGCAGGTCTACGTGATGTGCAGGTCATGCCCTTCATGTGTGTGGTGGGTTCCAGCCCGATCAACCCCATGCCGTATCAGGAAGGCTTCCCCCTGGACAACTACTGGTGGGATGCCCCGACCAACTCGCCTGGCCCGAACCTCCAGCTCATTGATCCTGATGTTCGTGCCCTGGGCATGGCGCCCAGTTTCTTTGTGGAGTCCGGCCCTGGCGAGACGACGGGTATTGCCTATGCTCCCGAGGCTGATCGTCCTGCGATCCTGGCTGCGTGGGAATCCTCCAACCTGGCCATGCTGGCGTGGATGCGAGCCAACTGGGGGAATCCAAATCTGGAGATCTGGTTCCAAGGTGCGACTACTTCCTTCTGGGGCAATGAGATCCCGCCGATGGATGTGAACGCTGAAGGTGCCATGCTGCTGCGAAACAAGCAGACCCACATGGCACTGCAAGGCTATGGCTTCAAGATGGGCAGCTACGTCCCCGGCGCCAACACGTACCGGGCTTACCTGAACGAGATGACCATGGGTCTCGGCTGGGTGCACTATTCTCTGGACGCCTACCATGCTGCTGCACGGGAGATGGGTGAGGCCATGGCCCTGAACATCAACCGGGCAGAGAATCCGCCGACCTGGACCACGATGATGGTTCCGGCCAATGTGAAGGGCGGCAAGCTGGCGAACATGGATATCCGCATGACGTGGACTGCCCGAGCCGGCATTACCCATTGGCAGGTGACGAACATGCGCCTGGACACCGGGGCCGTTATCAGCCAGGATGTGGTGAGCTCCCCTGAGTGGCTGTTCACGGTGGAGCAGCAGCGGGATGCCTACAACGCGGACACGATGCTCATGTACTGCATGATCGCCGAATACGACAACGCCAAGGGTGAGGCTGGCCCGGCTGCCATCTACAACCAGCAGGTGGGTTCGGGTGAAGGTCTGCTGCCGATCCGCAACCTCAAGGCAGAGAAGAAGTTCAACGGCGATATTCACTTCACCTGGGAGTCGAGCCACGGCTGGACGAACTTCTACTTCTACAACCTGGACGTGCGCAGCGGCAACCTGGCCACCATCAAGGCAGACCAGACCAACACCGGCGAGTACATCTGGACCCGTCAGGAGCAGGTGGCCTACTATGGCAACGAGGCGAGCTGGGTGCAGTTCCAGGTGTGCGAGTTCGATCCTTCCACCTGGCTCAGCGGCCCGTACACCACCTTCAGTGGTGAAGCCGTGCGGGAGACTGCGCAGTTCGCTACGCCTACCGGCCTGGAGGCCGTGTCGCTGGGCAACCCCGGTTTCAGCGATATCCGCTTCCGCTGGGACTCGACCAGTTCGCTGACCTACCAGTACCGGGTGCGCAACCTGTCGGTGATCGACCGCAGCCTGATTTGGGAGAAGATCCTGAGCCAGCCCCAGGTGGACTTCACGCTGCAGGAGCAGACCGCCAAGTACGGCTTCGGCGTCAGCAACGTCATCTTCGAGGTGATGGAGTACGACCCTGCTACCCAGCAATCTGGGCCGGCAGCCGAGTACAACGGCCAGACCAGCACGGCGACGGAGCCCTACAATCCCTACGCCATGGGCGATTCGGTGGGCAACGTCACGTACAGCTGGGCGAAGAGCGACGGCATCCGCTGGGAAGTGGAGATCCAGCACTACCCGGCAGGAGGTCTGCTGAAGACGGTCATCGTGACGGAGCCCCGGGCCTTCATGTCCAAGGAAGAGAACGAGGCAGCCTATAACGGTGATCCAAAGCCGGTGATGGCAAGCTGGCGTGTGGTGGCCTTCCGTGCAGACGGAGCGGCATCCCCGCAAGCAACCTTCCTCATGCCCATTTCCTGGGCCAACGTGTAAAGGAACCCAGCCCCGCAAGGGGCTGGACAAAAACCATGAGTGTGATTTCCGTAATCCCGGAACCAGACTTCAATGCCCAGAAGGCTGGCATCCGCCAACTTCAGGCTGAGCTGGCTGCCGAGATGAGCGATGTGATCGTCGGTGCGCAGACCACGCAGTACGGCCCCGACGAATACACGTTCGAGCCTGGCCTGGGCCAGATTCACTACACGGCGGCCACGGCCAACAAGATCGGCAAGGATCTGGGGGCCAGCCTGGCAGCTGCCCTGGGCAACGTGTATCCGAACCCGCCGACACTGAAGCCGAACCCGGATGACTACTGGTTCATGGGTGAGCTCTACCCGGAGGCGGACTTCGAGACCGAGCCGGTGAACGTGGCCACGATGGACTACTACCGTCGGTTCCTGAAGCTGCTGCATGAACGGGAGTTCAAGTTCGTCAACTCGGTGGCCTACGAGATCCTGGACTTCTTCCATCCTGAAGCCTGGAAGCAGCGCAACTTCCTGGGCAACCCGGGCCTGTCCGGCTGGTATCCGCCATCGGCATTCATTCAGCCGACCAACTTCGACGCCCTGAACTACATCTCTGCGGTGCAGGCCCAGATCCTGCGTGAGGCTGTAGCCCTGGGCATGGAGCCGCTGTTCCAGATCGGCGAACCATGGTGGTGGGACGGCAGCTACTCGACCGGGGAAGGGAAGAATGCACCCTGCCTGTACGATCCTGCGACGATGGTCCTGTACGAGGCCGAGACCGGCAACCAGGTGCCGACTCCCTACATCAAAAGCATCTTCGACCCGGTGGCCAGCAACCAGTGGCCGTATGTGGACTGGCTGCGAAAGAAGCTGGGGGACAGCACCAACTACATCCGTGACCGGGTGAAGTCTCTCATCCCTGGTTCCAAGGCCACGCTGCTGTTCTTTACCCCGCAGATCATGAGCCCGGCGTCGGAGCTGACCTACCGGCTGAACTTCCCCATTGCCGAGTGGAGCTACCCCAACTACGACTTCGTGCAGATTGAGGACTACGACTGGATCATTGCCGGGGATATCGAGCTGGTGCCCAAGACGTTCGATGCAGCCACCAATCTGCTGAACTACCCGCTGAGCGAGGTCCATTACTTCATCGGCTTTGTGCTCAAGGCCGAGGATGCTTATATCTGGCGAACTTGTGACCAGGCTCTGGGCTTGGCCATTGAAGCGCAGATCCCGTACAAGTACCTTTGGAGCTATACGCAGGTGATGCGGGATAATATCGTCATGCAGCGTCTGCGAGACTGCGGCTGCTAAACCTCAACCCAGGGGCCATTGGCCCCTTTTTCATAGGAGCTCGTAATGAGTGATCATCCCGATATTGCTCGACAGATGGCGGTGCTGGAGGCCCGCTACGAAGAGAACATGAAGACCCTTTTCACCATGGTCCGTGAAATTCAGCAGTCGGCAGGTGACACGAAGACCGCGGTGACGAAGATGGAAGGTCGGCTGGACAATCTGGATGCCGCCCTGGCCAAGGCACAGCCTACCCTCAACGACTACATCGAGGTCAAGCACAAGATTGTGGGTGCTGGCCGGGCCGGCACTTATATCTGGTCTGGCGTGGTGGCCGTGCTCTCCGTCGCCGTATTCTTCAAGGACACCATCTTCGGCTGGTTCAGTAAGTGAGGTAGCCATGGCGATGACTCCCAAGAAAGCAGGCGGCATTGCCGCCATCATCGCCTCCATCCTTGGAGGCACGGTGGCTCTGGAGCAGGGCTACTCCAACAACCCGAAAGATCCTGGCGGTGCCACCAATCACGGCATCACCGAGAAGGTGGCTCGGGCCCACGACTACACCGGCGACATGCGAGACCTGCCGGTGGAGACTGCCCTGGATATCTACGCCGAGAGCTACGTGCACAAGCCGGGCTTCACCGAGATCGTGGCCCGCAGTCCTGCGCTGGGCAAACGGGTGATCGACGGTGGCGTAAACGTAGGCACACGGCAAATGTCCCTCTGGTTCCAGCGTGGGCTGAATGCCGTGAGCCGGGACGGCAAGGATTTCCCGAAGGTAGTCGTGGACGGCAACATCGGACCTGGCACAATAGCGAGCTATGTTGGACTAGAGAAGAAGCGTGGCCGGGTGGCAGCCTGCCAGGTCATGATCAAACTGATCGACGGCCAACAGACCATGCACTACATGAGCCTGGAGAAGATGACCGACTTCACCTACGGCTGGATGACCAATCGAATCGGCCATGTGCCGCTGGAAGAGTGCAATGAAAAGCCTCCTGTATAAGCTCGGCGGTGCAGCCGCCATCCTCTCCCTCACCTTCCTCCTTGGCCAGCAGGTAGGCCGCGCCGAAGGTGAGCGTCAGCGAACCGAGGTGATGGCCGAACTGAAGGCCAAGGAGGATGCTCTGCACATCCTCAACTCTCAACTCGAAACCATCCACGAATCGAACCAGAAGGAGATCAATCGTGCCCTTGAAGCCGCCAAATATGAATCCGATGCTGCTCTGGCTGCTGCTCGCAGCGAGTACGCTGGCCGGCTGCGCCAGTCCGAAAGCCGTGCTGGTGCCTACCAACGTATGTCCCAAGCCGACGCCGCTGAGCGAGTCCGTCTTGCAGAGCACGCAGCCCGACTCGACGCAGCTCTTGAAGAAGGCATCTTCGTGGTCGCAGAACTCCAAGCAGCTCTTGGACTCCGTGACCAACAACTGAAGCAACTGGGCCAGCAGATCCTGGCAGACCGCAAACTCATGGAGGCGCACGATGAGCGTCAACGGTGAACCCACCTCCCGGCAAGAGCTCGACCCCACGAGCCAAGCATCCCTTCAGCCGGAATGGAAAAATGCTCCCCGCATCGACCAGCTGAAGAAGGATTTTGACCTGGCCAAGCCAGCCCACGATGCCCAGATGAAGGACATTGACCGCTGGAATGACCTGCTGAACACGACCGGCAAGGCCCGCCCTGAAAAGGTAGCGGGCCGTTCCAATGTGCAGCCCCAGCTGATCAAGCGGCAGAACGAGTGGCGCTACCCAGCGCTGTCCGAACCATTCGTGGCCGGCGACAAGACTTTCAAGGTCGAACCTGCCACCCATGCTGATGCAGCCGGTGCACGCCAGAACGCCACCCTGCTCAACTGGCAATTCCGCACGAAGATCAACCGTGTGGATTTCATCGACAACTACGTCCGTGCCAACGTGGATGAGGGTTCTGCCATCGTCCGTCTGGGCTGGCACCGTGAGGTGCGCCGGGTAATGAAGGCTTTTCCGGTCTATGCCTACTACCCTATCGAGACGGAAGAGCAGCAGGCTCAGCTGATGGAAGCCCTGAACCTGCAGGTGGACGCTCCCCGGGACTATGAGGCCAAGGTGTCTCCGGCCTTGAAGGCCGCCGTGGAGTTTTTCATGGAAACCCAGGTGCCCAACTACGCGGTGGAGACCGGCACTGAGCAGCAGGAAGTCGAAGAGGTCATCGCCAACTACCCGACACTGGAGGTGAAGAACCCCCAGAACATCATCATCGACCCGTCTTGCCAGGGCGACCTGAACAAGGCCATGTTCGTGGTGGAGACGTTCGAGGTGAACCGCAGCCAGCTGTCGAAGACCGGCCTCTACCAGAACCTGGACCTGATCAACTGGGAATCGGCAGGCCCGATCAACAACCCCGAGCACGCTACCAACACGCCCCAGAACTTTTACTTCAGCGACAAGGCGCGGAAAAAGGTCATCGCCCATGAATACTGGGGCTACTACGACGTGCACGGGAATGGCGAGCTGACTCCCATCGTTGCCACCTGGATCGGCAACGTGATGATCCGTCTGGAGGAAAATCCGTACCCCGACCGGAAGCCGCCGTATGTGATCTCCAAGTACCGCCCGATCAAGCGCAAGCTGTACGGCGAACCTGACGCTGAGCTGCTGGCCGACAACCAGGCAACCTTGGGTGCTGTGATGCGCGGCATGATCGACTTGCTGGCCCGCAGTGCCAACGCACAGCAGGGTATCGCCAAGGGCATGCTCGACCCGGTGAACCTGCGCAAGTTCCAGCGAGGCGAGGACTACGAGTTCAACCCGAACATGAACCCGGAAGCTGGTGGCCTTGTGCTGCACAAGACTCCTGAGATCTCCCAGTCTGCGCTGGTCATGGCCCAGATCCAGAACCAGGAGGCAGAGTCCATGTCCGGGGTGAAGGCGTTCTCCGGTGGCATGTCTGGTGAGGCGTTTGGCGATGTGGCTGCCGGTATTCGTGGTGTGCTGGATGCTGCATCGAAGCGGGAGATGACGATCCTGCGCCGGCTGGCTGAAGGCATGAAGGAGATCGCTGCCAAGATCATCGCCATGAACAAGGAGTTCCTGGACGCCAAGGAAGTGGTGCAGGTCACGAATGAAGAGTTCGTGGAAATCTCCAAGGAAGACCTGGTGGGCCAGTTCCACCTGAAGGTGGATATCTCGACTGCCGAGGTAGACAGCGCAAAGGCATCGGACCTGGCGTTCATGCTCCAGACGCTGGGCCCCAACTCGCCGCCTGATATGGTGTACCTGATCCTGGCTGAGATCGCTGAGCTGAAGCGTATGCCTGAGCTGGCCCATAAGCTGCGCAACTTCAAGCCTGAACCTGATCCCGTAGCGGAAAAGATGAAGGAACTGGAGATGCAGCTGAAGCAGGCTGAAGTGGAAGAGATGCTTGCCCGTGCCGAGAAGGCCAAGGCAGATGCTCGTCTTTCCTTGGCTCGTGCGGAGCAAGCTGACCTCGATTATGTGGAGCAGGAAACCGGCACCAAGCATGCTCGGGATATGCAGCGCCAACAGGCCCAGGCTGAAGGCAACCAAGCCCGCGATATCACCAAGGCACTCGTTACCCCAACAAAGGAAGGTGAAAAGGCGCCCGATATTGAAGCTGCTATCGGTTTTAATGAGCTCAGCAAAGCTGATACACTTCCGCCTGCGCAACCTGCTAACGCAATTCAACGTGATGCAGCTGCGCAAGTCGATCCGCGATATAACCTGGGGTCGCAGTTTTATGACCCGGCCTTGGATCCCGCGACCAACCTGAACGCTCAAGTTTGATGGAGTACGCAAATGAGTAATCACAATCCTTTCCTCGACAACTCGGAGATGCAGCAGTCGGAAGCTGGCAGCGTTGCCAGTCTCCACGAGTTCATCGAACATCGCACCGCCGACCTTAAGCTGGGCCAGGCACTTCGTCGCCTGATGGGCAGCAAAGACTTCAAGCTGGTGATCCAGGAAGGCTTCCTGAAGGACAACGCCCTGCGCAGCCTGGGCATCGCCGCCACCCACGAAGATGCGCATGTTGCCGCCATGGCCGATGCTTCCGCCAAGGCAGCCACCCACCTGAAGGGCTACCTGGCCCAGATCCTGTCGGCGGCTGACCGTGCCGAAGCATCCATTGAAGGTGCCAAGGCCGAGCTCAAGTCCATTGACGAAGCCCAGAAGGCTGCCGTCGCTGCCCAGAACCGCGACGAATCCGCCGAGTAAGGAACCGCAACCATGCCATTCGACCTCTCCAAACTGCCCGAGAACATCTACGAGCTCTCGGACGAAGAGTTCGATGCGCTGGTTGCCGGCGACACCCTGAAGGCCGATGCGTCGGCTGAGGGTGAGGCCGAAACCCAGCAAACCGAACAAACCCAAGCTGCCGCCGAAGGCGAGCAGCAACAAACTGCGGCAGAAACTTCTGCTACAGTTACCCCCGCGGGTGAAACCCAGACCACCGAAGCAGAAGGTCAAGGTTCCGCAGCAGATGGCGCAACAACTGCTGCGGAAGACACCACGGACTACAAGGCGAAGTACGAAGCAATCATGGCGCCGTTCAAAGCGGGCGGCCAAGAGATCAGCTGATGACTCCCGAAGAAGCCCGGACTCTGATGCAGAAGGGTGTGGGCTACACCCGCCGCATGCAGGAACTGGCACCCCAGCGAAAGTTGGTCGCCGCTCTCCAGCAAGCAGGTTTGACGGAGATGGATCAGGTCATGCACCTGATCGAGGTGAGCAAGGGCAACCCTGCCGCCATCCAGAAACTGCTGAAGGACAAGAAGGTCGATCCTCTTTCCCTGGATCCTGAACAGTCCGCTGCATACGTTCCGCAGATTGCGCCTCCCAGCGACGATGATCTCCGGTTCGCCGACGAGATCGCAGAAGCCAAGGCTTCCGAGCACGGCCAGGCGATGATCCAGGCGATCACCCAAACCTGGGATGCGCAATCGCAGAACATTCTCGGAGAAACCCCGGGCATGCTCGCCATGTTCACCAAGCATCGTGAGATCGGCGCATACGACGTGATCACTGCTGAAATGGCACGGCGCCAGGCCCTGGGGCAACTCCCCAATCAACCATTCGTCCACAGCTACAAGGCTGTTGGCGATGAGCTCCACGCTGCTGGCAAACTGGTGCCGAAGGGTCAGCCTCCGGTGCAGACGAACCAGCAGGAAAACACGGGTACTGCTGCGGCAACTACCCAGATCCCTGACCAGGGCAATGCTGGTACTACGGCCACTGCGGCTGCGGTAGCTCGGCAACCGCTGGCAGTGCGTTCGGTGGCCAAGCCTCCGGCCGCAACAAAAGCGGCAGCTGCTGCTTCTCCGTCCCGCAGTGCGTCGGCAACTCAACAGAAGCTGACCATGGCGGATCTCACTCGCATGACCGATGAGGAAATCGACAAGCTCGATCCTCGACTTCTCCCGTAACCCAAGAAGGAACCTGAACCATGGCTCTGAATTACAACGCCCCGATTGACGGGCAAAAGTCCAGCATCGACAAGGGCGGCAATGCCGACCAGATGCGCTCCTACTTCTGGCTGCGCAAGTCCATCCGCCATGCGGTCAAGGACCAGGTGTTCATGCCCCTGGCCGACGTGACCAACATGCCGATGCACTTCGGCAAGACCATCAAGGTCTACGAGTACCTGCCGGTTCTGCACGACAGCAACATCAACGACCAGGGCATCGACGCCAACGGCGTGAGCACGGTCAACGGCAACCTGTACGGCTCCAGCCGTGACGTGGGCACCATTACCGGCAAGCTGCCGCACCTGTCTGAAAACGGTGGCCGTGTGAACCGCATCGGCTTCACCCGTCTGGAGCGTGAAGGCACGATCTTCAACTTCGGCCTGTTCTACGAGTTCACCCGCGACTCGCTGAACTTCGACTCCGACGATCAGCTGCGCGAAATCCTGGCCCGCGAGACCATCAACGCCTGCAACCAGCTGACCGAAGCCACGCTGCAGCGTGACCTGCTGCTGGGCGCCACCACGATCCTGTACTGCGGTGCCGCCACCCAGGACAGCGAAGTGACCGCCGAAGAAACCACGGCTGGTTCGATCACGATCCCTGCGTCCACCCTGACGTTCGATGACTTCGAGCGCATGGACCAGATCCTGACCGACAACCGTACCCCCACGCACGTCACCATCATCACGGGTTCGACCAAGATCGACACCAACACCGTGGGTGCAACGCGCATCATGTACTGCAGCAATGACCTGCTGCCGCACATCAAGCGCATGCGTGACAACTTCGGCGATCCGGCGTTCATCCCCGTGCACAAGTACGGCGCGGCCACGGCCCTGATGAAGAACGAAGTCGGCGCAGTCGGCATGTTCCGTATCATCCGTGTGCAGGAAATGCTGCACTTCGCCCACGCCGGTGCTGAAGTCACGGCGAACCCCGGCTTCCGCTCCAGCGTGGACCCGGCTGACGGCAAGGAAAAGTACGACGTGTACCCGCTGATGGTGGTGGGCGCCGAGTCCTTCACGACCATCGGTTTCCAGACCGACGGCTCCACGCTGAAGTTCGAGGTCAACACCAAGATGCCTGGCAAGGAAACCATGGATCGCAACGATCCCTACGGCAAGGTCGGCTTCTCGTCCGTGCAGTGGTGGTACGGCATCCTGTTCCTGCGCCCCGAGCGCATCGGCATCATCAAGACCGTCGCACCCCGCTAATCGGCAGGTGAGCTAGAGAAGGGGCTCCGGCCCCTTCTTCCACAAATACCCGGAGAAGAAAATGGATCACTCGAACGTCAACACCGAAGCCGCCCAACAAGTCGATGAGCTGGCACACCTGAAGCAGAAGGCCACCATGCTGGGCATTTCCTTCAGCAACAACATTTCCGTCGATACCCTGCGCAAGCGTATCAACGACCACCTGGGTGCCCAGGCCGCCGAAGAAGCCGAAGAGCAGGCTTCCGTCGCCGCATCCTTTGAAGCCCAGGCCGAAGCTGCCATTGATGCCCGCCTGGGCGTGGACGCAGGCAAGGCAGAAGCCTCTCCCTCTGGTTCGTCTCCTACCCCCGCCAAGCTGGACGATCCCAAGGGCCTGGTAACTCGCTCGGCAGAACTGGACAAGCACCTGCATACCGCCCAGCCCCAGACCATGGCAGATCTGCGTGCAGCTGTGGCGGCCAAGCCCCGTATCAAGGACACCTCGCTGGCGCAATTGCTGCGTGATGAGCAGATGGTGCTGGTCCGCTGCCGCATCTCGGTCATGAACCCCGCCAAGCAGAACCTGCCCGGCGAGTTCCACACCATCAGCAACCGTGTGCTGGGCACCGTTCGCATGTTCGTGCCGTATGGTGAGGCCACAGAGAACGGCTGGCACATCCCGCTGGTGATGTTCAACCACCTCAAGTCCAAGCGCTATCTCCAGGTCCGTTTTGGCAAGAAGGTCAACGGCATTCCCGTCGTGGACAACAACTTCTGGCCCCGCGAGTTCAACATCGAAGTGCTGGACCCGCTGACCCCCGAACAGCTGAAACAACTGGGCAAGGCCCAGATTGCAGCAGGCACCAGTCAGGTCGGCTAAGCTAGACCGCTGAGCAGGCGCCCCGACAGGAAACTGCGGGGCGCTTTTTTCATTGAACCAGAGAGGAAATGATCATGAGCTGTGGAGCAGATAGCGCCGGCAAGATTGCTCTTGCCAATATCACCCAGGGTCTGAATTTCGACTTCCAAGACATTGACATGTCGGGGGGCCAGTACGAGATCCCTGGCGGCACTGCCAATCCCATGTTCGAGTTCGTGAAGCGTGTCACGAACGAAGACCTGACCGAACGCAAGGTGGATGGCGAAGGCACCTTCGACTACCTGATGAAGGGCACCAGTGTCTGGCTCGACCGCGAGTACAAGTCTGGCCGCATCACGGCAGCCGAGTTCTCCAAGACCTGGATCGCCATGACCGAGGCCTGCATTGCAGGTGCTGTCCAGTTCCAGCTGGGCAAGGACCAAGCCTATTGGTCTGGTGTGAATGCCCAGGTGGCCGCCATCCGCGGTAACGTGGACCTGGCCGTGGCCAAGATGGAGTTCGCCGCCAAAAAGGGTGAGGCCCTGACGAACAAGGCACGCTACGGCCTGACCATCATGCAGATGGCCACCGAGGATATCAACTACTGCCAGGGCAAGTTCACGCATGAAAACATCCTGCCGAAGAATGCCTCTCTGCTGACCGAGCAGATCAATGGCCAGAAGGAACAGACCAAGCTGCTGACGGAACAGCAGGGCCTGGTCAAGGAGCAGAAAGAAGCCCAACGTGGCCAGACCTCTGACACCCGCACCGATGGCCAACCCGTCATGGGCGTGCTTGGTAAGCAGAAGGATCTCTACACCCAGCAGATCGAGAGCTACAAGCGCGACTCCGAGCTGAAGGCTGCCAAGATGTGGACCGATGCCTGGATCACCCAGAAGACCATTGACGAAGCGGTGCTCGCTCCGAACATGTTCACCAATGCTTCTGTCGATCAGGTGATGACCTCGATCAAGACGAAGAACGGTCTGTAAGGAGAGCTGGACATGGGGATCTTTGGCGGTGAAAAGGTCTACGTGTCCAGCGTGGCGTACAACCTCGCTGGGCCCGAAAAGGATCGACCGAACTACCTGAAGACCACGGTGATTTCCAACGTCATCGGCCAGAATGGCTTCAGCATGGGTGACACCATCCAGGGCGCATACCTGAATGGGCCCGGCATCAAGTTCCGCTCGTTCGCACGCTGGTGCGATGTGCAGGGATTCAACTCTCTCATGGGGATGACCAACGGCACGATCAATGCCCAGAAGACCATCGATCCCAACCAGATCGGTGCGTACATCCCCCACGAAGATATCTTCGATGAGACGACCAACGAATGGCGTAAAGCCTACCCCCAGGCTCAGCTGGCGCATATCGGCCCTGCTGATCCACAGCAGTTCCTGGCCCGGTGGCTCTACAAGAATCAGAAGGGACGCACCACTGAAAACTGGGAGATCTACCCCAAGGAGAATGGCACCTGGCGTTGCTGGCACTGGCCTACCCAGCAGGAGCTCATCATTCCTGCGCCGGATGACTTCGACCCTGACGGCTGGTACATCTACTGCGACTACATCCTGATCCAGTACCCGAGCATCACGCCTATCTCTTCCTCTGGTTCGGCTGAAGAGCCCAACTACCTGGGGCTGACGGAAGAGAATTTCCCACCTCTGGAGGATGATCCTGAGAAGGGTACTTGGCGCCAGCTCAATAGCTGGCCGCCTGAATATGAGGGGTACTACTTCATCGGTTTCGAGCAACAGCAGGTGTGGGATACCGGCCCTAATGGGGAATATCAGGATCGCCCTGAACTAAGTTTCTACAAGCAATGGAACGTGGATCCCTGGGAAGCAGAAATCACGGTGGACGTGTACGAACGTCGTTTCTTCGTCGGCCTGCAAGGTGCTGAGTTGAAGTGGCGCGTTGAGAAGCGGTATCACCGCCGACAGTGGAAGCCCCGGGAATCTTCGTTTGTGGAGCAGCACGACAGCTGGACTGAAGATCTGGGCGCTGGCTGGACTCGCCACTACAGGCACGTCCTCAAGGATCCCATCGTGGACACCAACTTCAACTGGTGGGGAGCTGAGCAGTTCGAGCTGGTCAAGGCCTGGTCGGAGAACCGCAAGTTCATCTACAAGAAGGGCAGTGGCACCCCCGGCCTGGATCGGATGTTCAGCAACAACATCGACATGGGCAAGTTCCTGCCGCCCATCCCATTCCGCCTGGACAACAAGATGGTGTCGGAGATGGAAAATGCTCTGCCGCCTGATACCCTGAAGATGTGCAAGCGGGCCCTGAAAAAGGCCATCGGCGCCAAGTACGATGAGGTGGAGAAGAACATCAAGAAGAACGAGTCGCTGAAGGATATCGACTACGCCTACGTGATGTTCGGGGTGAGCCTGAATGTGGTGGAGAAGGCCTGCAGGGAATACCTGTATACCTTCTTCGACTACCTGCGCACTCGGCTGCCGGGCGGTAGCCACCTGAACTACCAGAAGTGGGTGGAGCAGTGGAACGAGGCCAACTACCGCATGCAGGTGTGGCGCCGCTGGTTCCAAGGCCAGCGTGACCCCAACGATGACCAGTTCGGCCAGCCCGAACCACCACGGGCCAACTACCCGATCCTGCCGGACTTCAACGTGCGGATCATGAGCGGCGACATGCCGGTCATGAACTATGACGTGCTGGTCACATGGGTCGGCATGGACGAGCTCACCGGCAAGGGCACCTACAAGGCTGGAGCCAAGAAGGGGGACATGGAGCTGCGCAAGGCCGGCACCGACCGTTTCCCGTTCACGTTCCAGTCCGAGGACAACTTCTACACCGGCTACCGGGATATCGAGAAGGTGCAAATCTGCTGGCAAGACAGCAGCAGCACCTGGCGTATCCTGAGCCTGTGGGGCCTGAAGCACCGCAACAACATCTACCGCAATAAGGCGGTGGAGATTTCTGCCTGGGAGGCTCTGGACGACAAGGAAGAGTCGGGATTCATTGTGCCGGTGCACCCTGAGATCCTGAAGCAGATGAGCCTGGTCAAGCAGACCCAGATGAGCACGGCCAATTCCTTCCTGGTGTTCAACTGCTACCAGGTGGTGAAGCAGAAGTGGTATCAGTCGGGCCTGTTCAAGGTCTTCATCGTGATCATCGCCATCGTGATCAACTTCTATGCGCCGGGGGCCGGCTATGGATTGCTCGGTGCCAATGCCACGGTGGGTGCTGCCCTGGGCTTCACAGGTCTGGCTGCCACCATTGTGGGCGCCGTGGCCAATGCCCTGGCCGCCATGCTGTTGACCCAGATGATCAGCGCCGTGTCGGTGGCGGTGTTCGGTGAGAAGCTGGGCGCCATCATCGGCACCATCGCTTCCATCGTGGCCATTCAGGTCGGCACCAACCTGATGAACGGCAAGGGCTTCGTCCTGAACATGGGTTCCCTGTTCCGGGCCGACAACCTGATGAAGCTGAGCCTGAGCGGCATCGACGCCTTGACCCGGTACATGGCAGCCGATACTGCGGAGATCCTGCGGGATACCCAGAACCTGCTGGAAAACTACAATAGCACCATGGAGAAGATCAAGGATGCCTGGGACGCCAACATCGGCAGCCCCGACAACCTGTTCGATCCGATGCGGCTGACGGAGGCTGGCCTTGCCTCTTTCGAGCGGCAAGATGGGTTCCTGGGGCGGACCCTGATGGTAGGTAGCGACGTGGCAGAAATGTCGCTCGCTATGATCTCGAAGTTCACAGAGCTCACCCTGGCTCTGGACAACCAGTAAAGGAGGTGGCCCATGGCCAGCCCATACGACTTTTCTTCCATGGCCAACTACGGCCTGCAAATGCCTGGTGCTGCTGGCCTGCCCATGATGGGTGGTGCCCAAGGCATCCAGATGCCGGGCTACGCACCCAGCCAGTATCAGCCACAGGCACCCCAGGGCTTCGGCTTCAACATGCCCACGGCACAGTTCGGCATGGGTATGCTGCAATCCCTGGGTGGCCTGTACGGTGCCTTCCAGGCGAATAAGCTGGCTCGTGACCAGTTCAACTTCCAGAAGGGTGTCACCGAGACCAATCTGGGCGCTCAGCTGAAGAGCTACAACACGGCACTGGAAGATCGTGCCCGTGCTCGTGCATTCACTGAGGGCCGTGATCAGGCCAGTGCTGATGCCTACGTCGAAAAGAACCGCCTGACGCGGTAAGGAGCAACAATGGCTGGACCCCTCACCTGGCGTGAGGTGTCTGCACCGAATTTCTCGGGCAGCGCCTCCGCACTCTCCACCTTCGGCACGCTGCTCAACAATGCAGCGCAAGCCGGACAGAACGCCATTGCTGGCTGGCGCCAGAATCAGGCTGACCAGGCTGGCACTTCGGCCATGCTCAACGACATGGCTCGCCGTGACCCTGCGGCTGCTGAAGCCATGATGCGCGGTGTCGATCCTTCGACCCTGAACATGGGCACCCTGAAGCAGATCCAAGAAAATCAGCTGAACGGTATGCGCCAGACGCAGATCGCCCAGGCTGTGCAAAAGGGTGCCTATGACATGGGCCGCACCGTCCGTACCGATCAGGCGCTGGACGCGGCAAGCCCGTACATCCAGGCCATGCAGCAGGCTGCCGCCTCCGGCAATTACCCGGCGTATCAGCAGGCTCAGGCCGAGGCCTATAAGGCAGGCGCCTTCAACGGTATCCCCGCCGACAAGCTGCAGGGCATCCTCTCTGGCAACCAGTCGAACGTCGCTGCTGCTCAGGCATCCGGTGGCCGTAGCCAACAGCTGGCAGATGCCGCGGCAGTTGCGCAGTTCGGTGCTGATGCCCTGGCCAATGACTTTGGCCCTGCCGAGACTGCTGCCCGAATCATCAATGACCCGAAGGCAACTCCCCAGCAAAAGATGCAGATGCTGAAGCAGGCAGGATTGGACCAGTGGGGGCAAGCCCCTGCCGGTACTTCTTCCTCTGGTTCGGGCACCGCAGGTGGAACCAAGGGTAAAGCAGGTGGTGCCGTCGCAGCGCCGGCTGGCAGTGCAGCCCGTATCAACCAGCTGATGGACTCGCTCCTGTTCCAGGAATCTGGCGGCCAGCAGTTCAACGCCGATGGCTCCGTCAAGACCAGCTCGAAGGGTGCAATCGGAGTGGCCCAGGTCATGCCTGACACTGCTCCCGAAGCTGCTCGTATGGCTGGCCTGCCCTGGGACGAGAACCGCTACAAGACCGACCCTGCCTACAACAAAGCTCTGGGCCAGGCCTACTTCACGAGCATGCTCAACAAGTACGGCGGCGACGAAGAGAAGGCTCTGGCCGCCTACAACGCTGGCCCTGGCCGGGTGGACAAGGCCATTGCTGCCACCGCAGGTTCCAAGGACACGGGTGCATGGCTCAAGGCTCTGCCCCAGGAAACCCAGAAGTACGTGCCCAACATCATGGGCCGTGCCGGTCGGGAGTCTTCCGATGTGCCTCCGAATGCTGAGCAAGCAGCTGCTGATGGCGGCCAACGCACAAACGCCCAAATGCAGATGGCCGGCACTTGGGCTGGCCGTTCCATCGCCAGCCGTGATGCGCAGATGGCAGCAGCCGGTATTCCCAACCTGTCGGAAATCGAGAAGGATCAGTCCAGCCGCATGGAGCTGGCCCAGAAGATGACCGGCAAGGAAGGTGCATTCTCTGGCGCCAAGTCTTCGGATATGGCTCAGCTGATTGCTGAAGTCGGCACCAAGTACAAGGTGCAGCCGTCCGTGGCCGCTGCCATCATCCAGCGTGCTGGTGTGGGCGATGACCGCTGGAAGCCCTTCCAGTGGCTGAGTTCCCCCAACATCCGGGACATGGTGAACATGAAGGAGCTCGACGCTCTGGGTGCGCTGGTGAACTCCGGTGGTCAAGCCGTGATCGACGCCAACCGTGACCTGGTGCAGGATGCAGGCAAGACGGTGAGCTCGGCACAGAAGGCGCTGAAGGATGCAGAGGCCGAACTGGCTGCCGGCAAGGAACGTGTGAAGGGCCGCCCGGGCGCTGCTTCCGGCCTGGCTCCGCTGCAAGCCAACGTCACCAAGGCAGAGCAAGCTCTGGCCAGTGCACTGGATGCTCAGGAGCGCAGCACGAACCTCCGCCCCCGCTACCAGAATGCAGGCAACCGTGGTATGGAGCCTGCTGCCATTGAGGCATCTGGCGGCCCATCCGTGGAGCAGCAGGCGCAAGCCCAGGCTGATGCCGACTCTGCCGGTGGCCGTGCAGCTGCTGACCTTCGCCGTGCCGAGGCTGCCCTGGCAAATGCCACTCCCGGCACTCAGGCCTATGCGCAAGCAGAGCGGCAGGTCCAGAAAGCACGCCGACTGGCAGCGCTGTTCAGCCGGTAAGCTGGCACAATAGAAAGAGCCCTTCGGGGCTCTTTTCAATTCCGGGTACACTCCCGGTGTTAGTTCATCATATCTCTAGGAACCTCCATGGCCAACTACCTTGATATGCTCCAGCGTGCAGCCTTCGGGACGCAATCCAAGACGGATGCGGTATCCAGCGCCGCCGCTGACAAGCAAGCACGTTTGGACGCCAACGCTGCCGGTATTCTCCCGGCTGTCCAGCGCCTCACTGGACTGGGTGCAGCATCCGCAACTCCCGCTGAAAATCTCCTTGCCACTGGCGATCCTGCGCAGATCTCTTCTGCCATGGGCCGTACTGCGCCCAACGCCATTGCCGACCAGGCCAATGCCCTGGTGGATTACACCAACTCCCAACGTGGCTTCGCTACCGGCGAAGACATGGCTGCGGATCTGGTGACTGAAATTGGCCGAGGCACTGTCAATGCTCTGGGCGGCATGACCGCTTGGGGCACCAGCTGGTTCGACAAGGATGCAGGGCTGGCCATGGCTGCCAAGGTGGATGAGGCCAATAAGGCACTCGACACCCTGAACACGACCAATATGAATGAGCGCAAGGCTGCCGGCACTGTCCGTGCTGCCCTGCGTAAGCGTGATGCCGACAATGCCAACGATGGCACGACCATCGGCAACCTGAAGCGTATCGGCCAGGGTGTTCTGGATGGTATGGCAGGCCTGACCGATGACTCGGCCCTGGCTGCTGCCGGTGTTGGTCAAGCCGTGGGCTCTATCGTTGCTGCCCCGACTGCCGCACTCGCCACTGGTGGCCGTGTGGCTCTTGGTATCGGCGCCATGGAAGGCGGCGGCGCATTCGTTGGCACGGCCAACGAGATCATGAAGATGAGCACCGATGATCTGGCCAAGAATTCCGAGCACTTCCGTGCTCTGGTGGATCAAGGCCTGACCCCCGACCGTGCCAAGCGTGCACTGGCCTGGCAAGCTGCCCAGGTCTCTGGTGCCATCCAAGCTCCGATTGCCGCGGCAACTGGCAAGCTGGTCTCCAAGTTCGAGGGCAATCCTCTTTCCGTGGTTCCAAGCCGTGAGGCCCTGGCCAACGTGGGCCGTGAGTTCCTTGAGGAAGGTGCTCAGTCCGCTTCCGGCGCCATTGCAGGCAACGTGGGTAAGTCCCTGGCGGACAACCGCCAAGATCTGCTGGAGGGTGTTGGCGAGCAGACGGGTGAAGGTGCACTGCTGGGCTCCCTGGCAGCCGGCACCATGCAGACCCCCAGCCTGGCAGGCGGTGCAGTGATCCGTGGAGGCAAGAGCCTGATGGCCGGTGCTGCTGCCGTGAACGATACCGTAGCTGCCCGTGCAGAGAAGATTCGCAATCGCAATGCCAAGGCCAGCCCCATCGCCGACGACAAGGTAGCTGCTGCCGCTGAAGCTGCTGTACAGGCTGCACCGGCCGCTGTCGAGACCATGGCTGCCGCTGTGGACGCTTCTGATGCTGCCCCCGAAGTGAAGGCCCAGGTCCACCAGTACGTGCAGGACATTGCCTCCACGGTGGCCTACGACCCCGAGTTCGTGAACCAAGAGGGAATCACCCCTGTCGTCGCTGCTGCCCTGGAAGGTTCGACCTCCCGGGCTGATGCCATCCAGCGCCTGTCCAGTTCCATTGCCGCCTCGGACAATGTGCAGGACCAGGTGGCCATGGCCTATGCCTTGTACATGCAGGTCGAGCCGATCACGGCCCTGCAAGAGAACGCCAACGAGGACAACATCCGTGCCGCCATGGGCAGCCCTGAGTCGGTGGCTGCACTCCAGCAGTTTGACCGTGTGCTGGCGAACATGGACAACACCCCCAAGGTGAAGCAGGCCTACGATTTCGTGGAACGTAAGCTGCTGCCGAAGGTGGTTGCCCAGATGGAGGCTGCACCTGTTGTTGAGGGTGTGGCTGCCACGCCTGAGCAGGTTCAGGCTGCTGTGCTGGTGGCTCAGGTGGCACCTGAGAAAATGCCGGCTGCTACAGTCGCTGCTGTGCTGAAGCAGGCCGAGTCTGGTGAGATTGCGCTGACCAATGCACAGTATCAGTCGCTGAAGGTTGCCCAGTCGGTCGTGGAAGCAGCCAAGGCATACGATGCCCAGGTTGAAGCTGCCGGCCACAACCGCAAGATTGACATCGTTTCAAAGCAGATTAAGACGGACGATAGCCGCACGGGCGCTGGCGAGCAGTCGGCGGTACAGCATGCTCGCGGCATTGCATCGGCGATGCGTGCAGGAAACTTCGACCTTGCCCGGGAGCGTCTTAACGACTTCGGGGCTTTTGTCGATCACATGGGCCGCAAAGTCACCGCCCTGAACGAACACTTCGCTGCGGGGAACCCAAACGCTGATGGTGTCCCCTACATGGCACTGATGCCGAACCGTTCGCTGCGGGAAGCCAAGAAGCCGATGTACGTCAATCTCCTGCAAGAGAAAAGCATCGAGCTTGCTCAGCAGGTTGGGTTTGAAACTCAGGCCCTGACGGATATCTTCAATGGCCTGGCGGGTGCGTTCAGTGAGCTTGGTGTTGCGCATAAGGTTCCTGTGGAATTGAATCCGGCCCTGCTGGCGGACACTCCCCGGAACCTGCGTGAAGCCTACGTTCGTAGCCAGTCCGCTGCCAAGAAGCAACCTGCCGCGAAGCCGGTGGTTGAAGAAGCCGCATCCAAGGTGGACGCAGCGCCTACCACGGATGATACGGGGGCACGCCAACCAGTTCGTGAGGAAGTGAAACAGAATGAAGAAACCCAATCGACTCCCGAAGTTCGAGAGCCTGCTGCTGACCCTGTGCCTACTGTGGAGCGAGCTGAAGCCGTCGCTGAAGAAGCTCCTGCCGTGGCTGCTGAGCCTGTCTCTCCTATTGCTGCTGCTTTCCCGGGCCTGATCAAAATGGGCGTCTCCAAGACCAACTGGCTGGAGAAGGCCTTCAAGCTGCCCGCCGAAGCCAAGTCTCGTCTGATCGGCGAAGAGAACCCCATTGCCTCGGTGCTGGGTGCTTTCTCTTCTGGTTCCAAGCTGGCGCAGTTCACCGGCAAGGCCATGACCCGAGACTTCAGCGGCGATCTGGCCAAGGCATTCCGCGACTACACCGTGGACACTGCTGGTGGTCTGGTGGCCCAGCTGGAAGAGCAGATGGCTGCCAAGCTGGCCCAGAAAGATAGCAAGGGCATTACTGTCCAGCAGAAGGTGCTGGACAGTAAGCTGACTGATCCCCAGCGCTGGACTGAAGGCAAGGCTTTCAACGCCCTGGCGCAAGATGCCGATGGCAACCTGTTCTATCAGCCTGCTCTGGTGGAAGCTGCCGGCCTGGCTGGCGCACAGTGGTTGCTGACTGCCGACTCCATGGGCACGCATGTTGATGCTGCTGACGTGGCTGCCATGACCGGCCTGCCCATGGACCAGGTGGATCACCTCGTGGATATCCTGGACGAGGGCATGAGCATGCGTGAGGCCATCCGTAGCCTGGGCCAGAAGGTCGCTGACTACTGGGGTGTGGTGCCTGCCGGCAAGGACATTGCCCAGGGTTACACCGAAGGTATCCCCATGGCCATCGGTGCCGAGCTCCTGCGTGCCATGGTGGCCCAAGGTCTGGTTGAGCAGAAGGTCACGCACATCAACTCCGATGGCATGGTGCTGCCTGCCGACACCAAGAGCACGGACGCCTACCGCACTCTCTACCGTTTCGTGCCCAAGGGCATGGACAAGGATGACGTGAAGCGTGAGTTCTCCGGCGCCATCGACCATGCCGTGCTGACCGACCCGCCTGAGCAGTTCTTCTTCGACACTGCTGTGCCCCCGGTGGCCACCAGCCAGCTGCGCAATCCTTCGGTGAAGCTGACCGCTGACCAGAAGAAGGCCCTGGAGCATGACCAGGCCACGGCCTACTTCGTGGACCAGGACATGGTGAACGTGTACCGTGCCTTGGGCACTGATGGCGTGCTGGAGCTGTTTGGCCACGGCAACATCGATCCCGAGACCACGAACGAAACCCACTACCAGAGCCAGGAAGGGAAGAACCGTTCCGTGGTGGCAGGTCTCGACCACATGGAGACCATGCTGGCTGAGCTCGAAGCTGTGGCTGGTGGTCGCCCGATCACTGAAGTGCCTGTGCGCTTCGCCTACAACTTCACCCGCGTGAACCGCATGCAGATGCTGGGCAAGCACAACCCGCAGTCCAACAAGCTGATCCGCGAAATGCTGCTGCCCACCTGGAGCACCCTGGACCTGAGCAAGGATGGCGAGCAGATGGATCTGTTCCGCCTGGGTCTGGCCCAAGGCCTTGGCATCAAGGTGCACAACGTGTCTCGTGAGGTGATGCGCGAGCAGCTGGGCAAGATGCTTTCCGACCTGGCTCCCTCGACCGAGATCCTGCGTGATGTGTTGGCCGGTGGCCGCCTGACGCCCGAGCAGATCCAGGAGCTGAAGTCCAACTTCAAGGCAGCCGGTGCTGACCTGACGAACGTGGGCTTCCACGCCCTGGTGGACTGGGCCCGCCTGCAAATGGCCGACGATAAGAGCGCATTCCGTACTGGTGTCTACGTGGAAGCTGACGGCGTGACCAACGGCCCCATCAATGCCATGGCCCTGATGACCTCTGGCCTGTTCACCGAAGGCTGGGTGAAGAACATCGGCAAGGGCGGCATGTTCTTCGGCACAGCCGAGAAGACCATGAACCAGCACCGTTCCAACGATGACTCGGTGGACATGTACGAGGCCTCTACCCATGAACTGACCCGCAACCTGGCTACCCTGCGTAGCGAGCTGAGCTCTGCACCTGAAGTGGCTGAGCAGCTGTCCCAGCTGGAAAGCCTGATGGAGCTGTTCCTGAAGGATCTGACCTTCAAGGACGGTGCTCTGCAAATGAAGCGCGGCATCGCCAAGAATCCGCTGACGATCACCATCTACGGCTCCGGTGCCCGTGGTATCGCCGGCAAGCTGGTGAGCAACGTCATGGATGAGGTCTACGAGAAGATGAGCGCCATGCTCCAAGCCCAGGCGAAGAACCCTGGCCTGGACAGCGCTCGTGCTATGTTCGGCGACAACGCTGATGCAGAGGCCAAGTACGACCGCTTCTGGGCCGGCATGCATGCCTTGCTGACCAAGAAGGCCGTCTACTCCAAAAAGAAGGGCCAGTGGATGCTGCTGGACACGGAATCGTCCCTGCCTGCCACCTTCGACCCGAAGACCTTCAAGCTGGATGGCCCGTCCATCTCGGCCCTGACCGACAACATGCTGAACCTGTTTGTGGGCCCGATGGTGCAAGCCATCAACACCACGGTGGGTGAAGGCGTGATGAGCTCGGTGGCCTACCTGCGTGACGCTACCCAGATCCAGTCCCTGATCCTGGAAGATGCATTCGCCCGCAAGGTCGATGAAATGATGGCCGAGGAAGCCAAGAAGCCCGAGTACCGCAAGGGTGACTTCCTCTCGCGCGAGCAGCTGGACGAGGCCCTGCAGGCTGTTCTTCCTCTGGCTCCCTTCGTGAGCCTGGATGGCAAGCAGACCTACTTCATCGCCGGCTCCCAGAACTCGCCTGTGACCAACACCTCCATTGCTGCTGCACTGGATGGCACGTTCGAGATCGAAGCATCGGCACCTGGCCCGGCCAATGCTGGTGTGGCGGGCATCCCGTTCATGACCATCGGCTCTGGAGACGGCATGCTGATGCAAGATCTGAGCACCATGCCTGGCGCTCCCGGCGACAACCTGAAGATCTTCGACGGCGTGAACTTCCGTCTGGATCATCTGATGGACAACTCCCGCATGGCCAACCAAGCGGTGTACGCATCGTGGCAGCGCAACCCGCTGGCCGCCGTGCAGAAGTCCTTCGCCGTGACCCTGGAGAAGCTGGATCTGGTCAGCATGCGGCCCGAAGGTCTGAAGAAGCTGGCCGAGGCTGTGCTGGGCAAGAAGCAAGCCGAAGCCGGCTTCACCGTGGACCAGCTGGAAGAGGAAATCCGTCTGCTGGGTGACGGCCTCTCTGCGGTGGCTGACTCGGCAGAGGCCCGCCATCGTGTGCTGTCCCGTGTCGCCATGAGCGTGGACCAGATGGCTGCCGCTGGCGCACCTTTCCACAACCAGGGCTCTGTCGTGCTGGACGGCTCCCCCAAGGAGATCGCTTCCCAGCTGAATGCCCTGCTGGCGGAAGAGCAGGCCACCATGCGTAAGGCCAAGGCCCGGGTGAAGCCGGCCAAGGAAGCAGCTGCTGGCCAGTCCGCCCTGGATGCCATCGGCAATGCTGGCCGTGCCCTGAAGTCTGGTGTTCGTGAGCTCTCGCCTACGGCACTGAACCAGGTGGGGAAGGCTCTGGCCATGAGCCCCGAGCAGGCCGAGCTGTACGGTGAAGCCATGCGCGGCAAGCACCTGGCTGGCTGGAAGGTGGTCTTCGGCACGGAAGAGCAGCTGAACGCCTATGCCATCGAGAAGGGCATGCCTGCCGGCCTGAATGCTGGAGACCGCGGTGTCACCCTGCCCGGCGTGAAGACGATCCTGCTGGCATCGCCTACCGTCGAGACCCTGGTGCATGAGATCGTGCACGCTGCCACCTACGAGAAGGTGCTGGCTGCTGAGATGGCCCCCGAGCTCAACGATGCTGCCACCAACCAAGCCGTGCAACGTATCAAGGCCCTGCGTGAGCAGTTCCTGAATGGCGACTTCAGCTCTGCCGCAGCAGCTGCCGGCCCTGTGGCTCTTCGCTCCTTCATGGACGCCAAGGCTGCTGTGCTGGGTGCTCTGCGCAACCGTGAGCTGGGTGCTGATGAGCGCCAGGCCATCGCCACCAACGAGTTCATGGCTTGGACCCTGGCCAACACCTATCTGGTGAGCACTGCCAAGGCGGTTGCTGCTTCCCCCCTGGTTCGCCTGGCACAGGCTGCTGTGGCTGCCCTGAAGAAGCTGGTGTGGGGTAGGGCCAAAGCCGCCACTGCACCCGGTAGCGATGTGGCATCCAACCTGCTGTTCAACACCATGGTGGTGATGCGTGGCCAGATGGCCGTGAGCGATGCTGTGGCCGACACTGCGCTGGCGCAGAACCAAGCCTACGGCGACGACACCCGCCTGGACACCATCAACCGTGGCTTTGCCCAGGCACTGCAACGCCTGGAGGCCATCGCCCCCACGGCAGTGAACCCGAAGATCAACCAGGCCCTGAAGACCGCAGCTGATGCCAGCCTGGTGGTTGCCGGCCAAGGCTTCGTGATGAGCGCCCAGCAGATGACCACCTTCCGCAACATGGTGGCCGCCATGGCTTCCCAGGCCAAGCTGGATCCCAACTCCATGGCCGAGGCTGATGCCCTGTACCAGCATGTGCTGAAGAACCTGGAGCCTGAGCACTTCATGGCCGACCCGGATAGCCGTGACCCCGGTGCCTACTACAACGCCAAGCGCAAGTACGACGCTGTGGTCGGCAACACCCGTGAGGTCAAGGATGCCCTGGGCCGTGAGACCCTGATGCCTGTCTTCCTGGCCCTGGCCGTCACCAGCCCCGAGATGCGTGAAGCGCTGGCCAAGCTGCCCTTGCCCAAGGCTGCCAAGGGCACCGATGGCACGCTGAACACCATGCTGCGCAATGCAGGCGAGGACGCCATGTTCCGCCTGGGCCGTGCCGTGGGTGGCGTGAAGGGCAACACCCTGAGCGACATTGCCGACTCCCTGAGCCTGCATGCTGCCGAGGTGGCCCAGGAACGTGCCAACTTCCTGAGCACTGCTGCTTCGGCTGCCGGTGGCGTCATCGACACGGTGAACGACAAGATGGTGGAAGGCCTTCAGGCCCTGAGCGATGCATCTCTGGCCGCTGGCGAAAAGCTGGCCCAAGGCAACATCGTGGAGAAGACCGGCGCATCCATCCTGCGTGGTGTGGCTGCCTTGACCAGCGAGAAGAATGGCAAGGCTGTGGCCGAAGGCATCATGGGCATGGCCAATGCAGCAAACCTGTGGAAGCCTGCCTTCGATCTGCTGAACGACCTGTCTGGCCGCACAAGCAGCAATGCTGCGGTGTACGACCTGATCAAGCTGGTGCGCTCCACGGTTCAGCAGACCCGCCAGCAGTTCCGTGAAGAGGTGCCCGCCATCATCCGTGGCAAGTTCTCGCGTGACCTGACGGCTACCGAGTGGGCTGACCTGCACCAGGGTCTGGGCAAGACCGATATCGCTGCACTGGCCCAGGCCACCAGCGTTGAGGAAGCTCGCCGCCTGGCTGCCGATCCCAAGGCTCGGGCTGCTGCCATCAAGGCTGCCGAAGCCGAGGTGAAGAGCATCGACGGCGCTGGCGCTGCCAAGCGTATCGAGAAGGCCAAGCAGCTGGCTGCCTACATGATGGGCGCCAAGGCTGGTGCACGTCTGCTGCGCAACGCCAGCGCCATCTGGGATCTGGCCGTGGCCAACCCCAAGCTGATGGGCAACGCTGACGGCATCGCCGCCATCGATAAGCTGGTGAGCCTGTACGCGCTGGACTCTCTACCCGCCACCAACTCCACTTCCCTTCTGGTTCAACAAGAGGCCGAAGGCATCGACTTCGCCATCTCCTACCTGATGGGCCAGCGTGTGGAAGAAGAGCGCAAGGCTGCCCAATACCCCATGGCCAAGTACAACGCCCTGAAGGGTGAACTGCCTTCGCCTGCCCAGGCCGGTGTGTCCCTGGTGGTGGCCGACGATGCCGAGTTCGCCAGCCTGGCCGAGCGCAGCTACACCCGTGTGGCTGACTTCGTGGGATCGGATCTGGACCGTGGTGCCCGCAGCCGTGGCTACTACTTCGCCCCGGTGAGCGCCAAGGCTGCCTTCGCCCAGGGCATCATGCAGAACGTCCGCATGACTGCTGGCGGTGTGGATGCCCTGAACGGCTTCAGCCAAGGCATGACTGGTGGCCGCATCACCGATCCCCAGAAGGTGAAGGATCTGGCGAAGTGGCTGGACCGGGATACCGGCGCCGGCTCGCTGATCCCCGTCTACGATGAGCTCGGCAAGGTGGTGGCTCTGGAGCGTGCTGTGGATCCTGCTCAGCTGGCGCTGCTGAACCAAGAGAAGAACCTGGCCAGTGCAATCGGTCAATGGCGTGGCCGTCAGGTCGAAGAGGTGCAGGGCACTGCCTTTAACGAGGTGCTGGTGGATCGTCTGGCCGACATGTGGGAGCGTGACCTGGCCGATGGCAAGAAGGACCAGTACGTGAACCTGGCTGGCCCGGTAAAGGATCCTGTGCTGCGTGACGCGGTGAATCTGCTGAACAAAGCCCAGGTCGCACAGATCGAAGCCCGCTTCGGCGAGGGTGAGTTCTGGGTGCGCAAGGACATGCTGGACGACGCCATGGGCTACCGTGCTGCATCCATCGGTGACGCCTGGACCGGCAACACCCGCTGGAGCGAAGCAACGCAGAAGCGTGTGACCGATATCGCCACGGCAGTATTCGGTAACGATGCCTACCGCTACATGGTGAATTCCGAGCAGGTGCTGAAGAATTTCGTGGCCGATGCCAAGACCATCATCGTGGTGAAGTCCATGATCGTGCCTTGGGCGAACATGATCTCGAACGTCTATCAGCTGATCTCGCGTGGTGTACCCATCGGCAACATCGTCCGGGGCGTGCCCAAGAAGATGGCAGAGGTGAAGGCCTATACCGATGGCCGCTCCGAAGTCATCCGCCTGGAGGCTGATCTGCTGGCTGCCCGGGGCAACCCCTCGAAGGAACTGGTGCTGAACAACCGCATCAAGGCGATCAAGGATGGCTGGACTCGGCTGAGCATCTTCCCTCTGGTTCAGGCTGGCGAGTTCGCTGCCATCTCGGATGCCGCCCTGGGCGTGGAAGAGCGCATGCTGTCGGAAGGCCGCCTGCACTCCTACGTTGAGGCGCTGACCGACCGGCTGCCCGAGTCCATGAAGACGGCTGGCAAGTACGCGCTGATCACCAAGGACACGGCACTGTTCCAGGGCCTCCAGAAGGCTGTGGACTTCGGCGACTTCCTGGCCAAGGCCATCATCTTCGATGACCTGACCCAGCGGAAGAAGATGAGCGCCGAAGATGCTCTGGCTCGGGTCACGGAAGAGTTCGTGAACTACGACCGTCTGCCTGGTCGCACCCGTGGTTATGCTGAATCGGTGGGCCTGCTGTGGTTCTACAACTTCAAGATCCGCATCAGCAAGATCGCCCTGAGCACGCTGCGTAACAATCCGCTGCATGCGCTGCTGGCCGGCACCATTCCCCAACCTTCTGATGTGGGCCTGCCCCTCGAAGACAACCTGTTCACGGCCATGGCCGAGGGTCGTCTGGGCAACTCCATCGGGCCTGGCATGGGAATGCGTGCACCGACGCTGAATCCGTTTATGGCTCTCGTGAGCTGACCTCCGCGGTGAAAATAAAAAAGGCCCCTCATTGAGGGGCCTTTTTGCGTCTTGCATCAGGGGGAGGTCAGGTTATTTCATGGGTGGTCTCCGGTGGGTTGGTCTTCAGGACAGAAAACGGTTTTTACCACAAAAGCGCTGAAGCGCCTACGGTGCGTCCGTCAGGTACTTGTGCAGAGCGCACCGGCTGACCTGCTTGCCCAGGGCAGTCAGGGTCTCATTGCGGTGGATCAGCCCCATCTCCAGCATGATGCGGGTGATGGTGCCGCCGCAGTGGTAGGCCTGGGACTTCTTGACGCAGGCCTTCTCCAGCAGAGTGCGATGGTAGGACAGTGAGTTAGGTCCAAAGTTTGTTCCCGTGAACGCCTTGACGATCTGCTCATCGCTGACCCAGGCCCGGCTGTCCATGAAGTCGAAGCCCTTGAACAGCGGTTGCAGTCTGTCCTCCTGGATCTTGTCGGAGATCCAATAGTAGAAGGACCGGCCGCCATCCTTGACGACGCCGGCCCGGCCTTCACGAACCAGAGGGCGAAGAGCCTGGGCCACGGCATTGGTTGAGACGCCCATGTGCCCAGACAGGAGCAGCGCTGTAACGCTGGTGTCGCCGGGGGCTGTGGCCTGCTTCAGGCAGATGAGCACTTCGTGCTTGGTGATGGGTCTTTTCATGAATCCTCCTTGAAGCCTTTCGGCGTGTAGTCCTGGATGAGGCTGCCCAAGCTATTGGCCTGGCTGTACGTGGATGCGTACATCAGGTGCGCCAGCCGCTTTGGCAGTTTGTCGGGTTTCAGGATCTCGCCCTTGGTGGTGACGAACATCCACATGCCCATGCCGGCGACAAACTTGAGGTTGTGCTTGTCGCAGTAGGGGATGACGTGCATCCGGCGCACATCCGCCGCCACCTGGTCCGTGACTTTCTCGACATGCCGCATGGCGGCTGCCAGGATCTTCTCGTACTCGGTGACGACGTACTTGCCATTCTTGAGCATGCCGCTCATTGCAGGTCCACCAGGTCCGGGTAGGCCTTCTTCATCAGGAACTGCAAGGCCTCGGTCGGATCTTCGGGGATGGGCTCCAGGCCACGCTGGCGCTGGAGATCACGGAACGCCGTCATGCTCTTCTCGACCACCTTGCGATTCCAGCTCGGCGGTGCGAAGTGCTTGGGCGTGGCCTTCTCCTTCCCCTGGCTCTCTGCCTTGGCGATGCCGGCCTGCAGCACAGCCAGAGCGCCACTGCCATGCTTGCGCAGTGCAGCCAGTGCCGTGGTGGCCGAAACCTTCTCCAGGATCACGAGCTCCTGCACACCCTTGGGACTGGTGCGCAGCGCCACGGCGTCTTCCACCTGCTTGACCGTCAGGCCCAGGTCGGCGGCAACCTCGGCCTCGGTCAGCCCTTCATTGCGCAGCTTGCGCTGGCAGACGGTGCCGACTTCGATCAGCGCCAGCCGGGCACCGGAGTTGCTGATCACCAGGTCGTTGTTGAGCGCACGCATGTCCGTGCCTCGGGGCTGCGGAATGGCCGGGATGGTTCCCAGCTTCGCACCTTCCGAGACGGCCAGGTCGTAGGCTTCCAGGCGGGTGTGGCCCTTCACCAGGTAGAAGATGTCCTCTTCCCCTTCACGGGCCACGAAGCCGCTGATGGGCTCAGTGACCAGCCAGCCATTGCGCACCATGGAATCGGCGATTTCACGGATGCGCTGGCGGTAGCTGGGGCTGCGCTGCTCACGGACGTTGTAACCTGGCAGGACGTGGATCTTGTCCCGGGGGATCTTGAACAAGTCGCCGGACGATACGCCGTTGGACGAGTTCAGGTGGCGCTTGATGGAGCCGGCCACCAGCTCGGTGTTGAAGGTGTCGCTCATGGAGCTTCCTCCCAGTCCTCGGCGAGCAGATCCGACACGCTGGGCACCCAGGTGTTGGCCGTGCGCTTCACGTTGTCGCCGCTGCCCTGGGACTTGACGATCACGAAGAAGGGCTCCAGCACGGTGTGGTTGGTATCGTGGCCGTGGCGCACACTGGCCACGCCGCGAGACGTCTGGCCAGGACGGACCAGCTGCACGCACATGCCCGAGCCATTCCAGCCCGAGCGGCGCATGTAGTAGCCGTCCTTCAGCAGCTGCAATGCTTCGCTGAAGCAGTTCGGACGCTCATTCATTGCTTTCTCCTTGGTTCAGTTTGGCCCGGATCTCCCGAGCCATGGTTTCATGGGCTTCAGCAGCGAACTCATCGCCGCCGAAGATGATGTGGCAGTGCCAGCCTGGGATCACCTCACCGGCGATCCACATAACTATGCACACGATGCCAATGAGCTTGAGTAGGCCGTCCATCAGTCTTTCCCGAAGGTGATGGTCAGCGGGCCCAGATGCAGCGTATACATGTGCATGGCACCTGTGAGGTCGCACATGAACACGTTGTGGGCCAGGCCGAACCAGACACTGTGGAAGGAGCCTTCTGCGGTCAGGCGGCCCCAGCACAGGCTGTTGCGGGACAGGGCATAGGCGAGCAGGTAGGCACGGCCACGAATGCGACGGGCAATCGATCCCTGAATGGGTGGTTTGCCATCGTGCAGAAAGCCGTTCTCACGGTACTCCGCCTTTACCTGTTCGACCCACTCTTTGTCAGCAGGGTGGGCCATGGCTTACTCCGGCTGCGTGGTGGAGGGGATCGTGCGGACAACGATCTTCTCCAGCTGATCCACCGGCCACATTTCCAGGTCCGGGTTGCCACGGCACTGTTCCTGGGCATCCTTCAGGCCGTACATGTTGGCCCTGTCCAGCAGCGTTGTGCGGCCGGCGTCCATGTCCACGAAGGCCATCTTGTCGCCGGTGATGGTGGTATCGCGCAGCACGTAGGTGCGGGTCTTGTCGTGCTCGAATTCCATCTCCAGGTGGGCAGCGATCAATGCACCGGCATGGCTGATGCGTCCACGCTTGCCGCCCTGCTGAGGCCAGAACATGTCGTCCCAGGGCCAGCCCGAACCACGGGAAGGGCGCACAGAGGACGGGTTGCACAGCAGTGCAATGGCCGCTTGGATCAGCACATCGCCACGGCGGGAGCGCTCACCGAAATCGGACGCAGCCGTGTAGCCCTTGCTGATTTGCTTGCTGCGAATGAGCTGGATGGCTTCCACGCCGGGAGTGGTCTCGGTGCGTGTTGCCGCCAGGGCACGCAGGTAGATTAGCTCTCGCTGCATGGCCTCCATGGTGTCGCGGATGGACACAGCAACGTTGGGCATGACGTGGCGAGATTGGCCATCGACCTTGGCCAGCGAGTCCAAGACCGAGATACTGGAGTCGATGGCGGAAGCGGGAACAGACAGGGGTTTGGGCATCCGTTGCTCAGACATAGGGATTCTCCTTTTCCTTGATGTTGGGGTGGTCGATCACGGTGGAGGTGGACAGCAGCTGGCTACCCGCTGCCTCACCCACAGTTTCGACACCGGCAGAGATGACGTGCTGGGCAAGCGAGATCGCCTCTTCGCGGGACTCGGCCAGCACCGTTATGTTGACCCGCAGAGGGATCTCGAAGTGCTTCACAGTTTTCTCCTTGGTTCATAAAAAAGGCCCCTATTCGGGGCCTTCTTCGTTTTGCTCATTGCGCTGGGTTCGGCTGGCAAACCACACGAACCCCCCGACCGCCAGGATGATGACGCCCCCTGCAATGTAGGGGGCGATCACGACGATGGCCTGCGTGATGAGCATCCACGCGGCAATGCCCAGGACGATCAGTATCAGGATCGTCCCGCCATCCATCAGTCGTTCTTCACTTTGCCGAGGCCGGAGAACAGCGACTTGCGGGGAGCGCCCTCACCATTGGCCGCAGCTGGGGCAGTGCCAGTCGCCGCAGCTGCACCAGGAGGGTCACGCACGTCGTCAGCCGGATCAGCAGCCGTCTGGGGCTTGGGGGCGAACAGCGACTTGCGTTGGCCGGCAGCAGCCTGGGCCTGTTCCTGAGCAGGGGTTTCCTTCTCAGGTTCCGGCTCGGGTGCAGGTGCCGGGGGCTGAGCAGCGGGAGCAGCAGCTTCCTGCTTTTCGCCTTCCCACGGCGGGGTCTGTTCGCCGGTCTGGCCGTCAGCCTGGGACTCGCTGCCACCTTCGTTGGCCTTGGCACCTTCTTGCGGGCCCGTGGAAGGGCTCAGCGGGGTGCTGGTTCCGTCGCCAGGACCAGTCGAGGTCTGGGTAGCGGCATCGGGCTTCGGAGCGTCCTGGGCCGTTTCCTTGGCCTTGTTGGGGCCACGAGGCTTGCGAGCCGTCTTGATCTTGTCGGCCAGGCCCAGGGGGTTCGCCTTGTTGGGGCCGGCAGTGGGCGCCACGCCGTCAGGCAGGATTTCCATCTGGAGCTCGAAGTCGTCGGGCAGATCCAGGTGGGCGGTGTGGCCTTCCGGCAGGGCATTACCTGCGTAGGCCAGCAGTGCGGCGCGAACGTCGTCCGCGTCAAAAATGGTCACGATCTTCATGGGATCTTCTTTCAGGGGTCCGGTTGGGATGATGGAGACAACGCAGCGAGGGTTCTCGCGGTCAATGCCGCCGAAGCGGTAATCAACACCTTCAACGATGGTGTAGTTGTCGTCCTCGATTTTCTTGGCGTCCACCAGCGCATCGCTGAAGAACTTGTCGATGATCGAGCATGGGTTGCTCGTGTCACACAGCTGCGCGTTTTTGACGTACAGCGTGTAGACCAGGCGGACAGTGCTGAACACGGGAAGATGCTGAACCAGGGGAAGGATGGCCTCTGTGTAGGCCACCTTCGCCGCAGCCAGGACTCGCTGGTGAGCGTTCCTGTAGTGGTTCAGGTTCAGGATGAATTCACTGACCTTCTTCTTCCCGTAGTCGATGCGCAGGGGGAGCGCTATGTCGTAGCGCTCGTCCACCTATCAAGCCGACTTGCTGGGGAACAGCGACTTGCGGGCCGGGGCACCACCGGCAGCTGCGCCGCCCGAGGGAGTGGGACGCTGCGGAGCGCCTGCTGCGCCGGCACCCTTGACTTCCTTGAACTTGTCGCGGATCTGGCCCTTGTTGCGTTCCAGCCAGCCCTTGCGGAACAGCGGTTCGGAGATCTCGTTCTCGGCCTCGACCACGGTGATGCCGTATTCGGGGTGGAACACCTTGTCGGTTTCGTTCTCGAACTTTTCTTCGTTCGTCAGGGCGTAGTCCGGCGCCGGGCCCTTCTTGTTGGTGCGGACCTTCAGCACGCCCAGTTCCACGACCTTGCCCAGCATTTCGACGGCCATCTGCACATCGACGTGCTCGTCCTTCTTGGTGTCGAAGTTGCGCTGCGTGATGGTCTTGGTCTGGAAGTCCAGCTCGTTCAGCGACTTGCCCACGGCGATCTGCGCCATGTGCTCGGCGATCAGGTAGCCGGGCAGCGGCACCTTCTTGGTGTTGTCCTGCTTGTTCAGGTAGAAGTTGTCACCGCTCTTGCCGGCCACACACACGCGGTCGCTGTACTTGCTGCCATCGGCCATTTCGATGGTGAAGTGGGCGAACATCGAGCCCGACTCGGACTGGGTGGCGTAGAACTCACGGATGGCGCCCTTGTACAGGTCGCTGTCCTTGATGAAGCCGCCACCGCCCAGGGTGTCCTTGGCCTTTTCCAGGCCGTCGTTCGAGAATTTTGCGAAGGGATTGTTGCTCATGGCATGTTCCTTAAAAGGTGAAAGGGGAAAAAGATCTCACGGGGTCACAACGGTCAGCCGTTGTAGAACTCGTGCATGTGGTCCAGCAGCAGCTGCGCATCGTTGTCCATGTAGGTCTGATCGCGGCTGAACATCTGGTAGGGAGAGCGGATGCGCTCGCCCAGGGTTTCCGGCGTCTGCCGGGTCTGGAAGACGTGCTTGACACCCAGCTCCAGCTCATCTTCGCTGAAGGTGAGCAGGCCGTTGTCCTTGTACTTTTCCAGATCCTTGATGGTCATGAGCTTGGCCATCACCACGGTGGAGAAGTAGGCCTCCACACCGTTGTTCGCCATGGAACCCTTGATGGGCACGGCGGTGACACGGTTCATGTCCTTGTCGATGGTGTCCTTGACGTGAGCCAGGCAGAGGAAAGGCTTGCCGAATGCGGCCACCTTCGTTTGCAGCAGCGTCTTGGGCAGCATCGCGTACTCGCCCCACGCCTGCTGCGTGTTGGTCGATCCCATGACGTACATGATTTCCATCATGTCCATCCAGAAGGTCATCGTGTCCAGGATGGCCCCGGACACATCCGCCTGGTTCGCAATCAGCTCGTCCATGTAATCGATCACCTCATAGGGATCCTTCACACGGACGTTGTTGAACTTGTTGCGGAACGGCGGACGCTTGCCGGCCTCGGTGATGAAGTTGTACCAGCGCTCTTGATCGCGCAGGTTGCGCAAGCTCATCGACTTGCCAGCTGTAGATTTGCCCGAGATGAGCACCAGCTGGTTGAGCTCATCGGGATCGAATTGGTCAGCTTCCATTTTTTCCTTCCTCAAAGCAGGCCAAAGGGCCTGAAACCAAACAAAGGCTCCAGGCCCAGGCCGGGGTTAAACCACGCGCGTATAGCGCTTGGCCACAGTCACCATGACCGTCTTGTCGATCTCGTCCTGATCCAGAGGATTCGGGATGCGGGAGTTGAAGTCGTTGACGTGTGCCTGCACCTCTTGCAAGGACAGGCCGCCATCGACCAGCGCCAGCGCGAACTTGATCATGTGGTTGTTGCGGCTGCCCTCGACCATGCGAGTAGCGAACCAGCGTTCCAGATTGCCCAGGTTTCCGAGCTCGGCATTCGCCTTCTTGAACTGCTCGTTCTTCGTGGTCTTCGGGATGAAGGGCACCACGTCGAACAGCTGGCCGTCGTCATGCTTGATGAACTCGCCGCCAGCGTGGCAGGACCATTTCTTGGCCCGCTGGTTGGCAGTCTCGTCCGTCTCGAATGGCAGCCATGCCAGGATCCCGTTCATGAACTCCTTGTAGTCGTCCGTGTCCAGGTGCAGCACGTAGTTGGTCGGCAGGATCAGCCGGTAGCGGTTCTCACTGTTGGCCGGGTCGTGGCTCTTGGTCGTGTAGATCATGTGCCGGTACTCCTTGAGCAGATCGCTCACGAGCTCCGGCGCAGGGCCTCCGTCCACGTCGATGGCGATCAGGTTGAAGCCCGACACCACGTTCTCTTCCGCCCGATGGCCATTGCCATTCCCGCCACCTACCAGGGCGTGGTTCACCCAGTTCTCGCCGGCAGCCTGGAACAGCATTTGGGCGTTGTCCCATGCCATCGGCTCGCTAAGGTAGTTGTAGGCGTAGTGGTTGGAGTAGCTGACGATCAGCTGATCCAGGTCCGTGGGCTTCAGGCTCTCGCCGCGATAGAAGTCAATACCGTCGATGTACTTCTTCTTGATCACGATCTGCTGCTTGTAGCCCCAGGCGGTGGCCAGGTCCATCATTTCCCTTCTGGCTCCAGCGGATGCCGGGTAGAACGGCAGCGCTTCCTTCAGGTCAGCGTGGGTCAGGTCTTCGTCCTTCTCGGCCATGTAGCGTGCCAGCTTCTGGTACGCCTTCTCGCGTGTCAGGATCTGCTGGAAGCATTCACCTGATTCCTCGGCCAGCTTGATCGCCTGGAGCAGGTGCGACATTTCGATCTCGTTGGACTCGTCCACGAAAGCGTATGCGCCGGCCAGCTTCAGGGCCTTGAAGTAGCGGTGGCCGAGCTCTGCCTTGCGGATGGAGTCGTGCAGCGCCAGCTTGTCGGCAGCCCGTTCGCAGTTGATCTTGTACTCGATCAGCTTGATGGCCACCTCGTCTGCCATCGTCATGGTCCAGCCGTACTTGGTGGCATCGGCCAGGCTGTGGAAGTGGTCGGCCCACTTGTCCACGCTCTCCTGGTTCTCGGGTTCGATCAGGGCCCTGAAGATCTCTTCAGCCGTCTGCTCGTGGAAGGCCTTGCGGTCCTGCTGACCCAGAGCGAAGAAACAGCGGCGTGCGTAGCCGGTCTCCAGCAGGGTGTAGAACTGACTCTCGACCAGGCCACCGTCCAGCAGCTTGGAGGGCGTGCCGAACAGCAGCATGTTGGTGGGCGTCTTGCCATCGATTTCCTCACCCCGGGTATTCTCCGAGGTGCTCTTCGTCAGCTTCTGCTTCACCAGGCCCTGGTCATAGAGCTCCAGGAAAAGGGTGATGATTTCCTCTTCGCCGACCAGGTTGGAGCCGATCTCATCGATCTGGAGATTGATGGATCCGCAATTGGCCAGGATGAGCTTGCGCCGCATCTGTTTGACCGCAGGCGAGGTGCCCGAGTCGAAGGTGAATGCGTATGCGCCGGCCAGGTTGTATTCCTTCTTGACCGTCTCGTATTCCTCGGCCTGGTCCGAGTTGTTGCGCAAGGCACGCTCGGTGGCAATGGCGATCAGATTCTTGTCCGCGATCACCGGCATGGTGTCTTCCAAGAATCGCTTCTTGAAGCCTGCCAGGAACTCGTTCTCGAAGATGCCGACGCTGTGACCCTTGCCGAAGCCGGACTCAGCCAGCGCCATCGAGTAGATGTTCACTGGTATGTTGCCGCGGTCTTTGGTGTAGATCACAGCACGCTGGTTGGCCGCCATCTTCCCGAAGAAGTAGGCGGTGGCCGCACGGAAGAATTTCCGGTCGGTGTTCTGAGTCTTCTTGCACATCACGCCCACGATCTCTTCGAGGATGGGATGGTGCTCGACTCCGGTAAGGTCGATCATTTATGTGGTCCTTTGGGTGCAGATTGGGAAGGCACTGCAATAGCCGCAGCGCTTCGGGGTTCCCACGATTTCCTTCACGATTCCCTTGCCCTTCGAGGCCAGGTAGGCGTAGGCGCCTGCCTTGTCGGTCTTGAAGTCCTTGGTCGCTCGTTCCGTTTTCATGGGGTCGGAATAATACTTGTACTGGGTGGGCTCCACCCAGAGCTCTTCGGGTGTGCAGGCCGGCAGCTGCCGTTCAGGCACCCCAGAAAATTGCTCAATGAGGCTGAGCCGCTGGAGAATCCAGGTCTCGGTTTCTTCGATGCTCATGAGCGGCACGTCGATGCTGAGCACCTTGGTCTGCGGGTAGTCGGGATCCTGCTTGGCGCGGAAGGCCTGCCAGTCCGTGAATACGAAGCAGATGCGGATCACATCGGAGGTGATCTTGTCGCGGTGCAGCCATCGGTAGATGGAGCCCTGGAGCATGTAGTCCTTCGTGTCGCCCTTGCGGTACTTGAAGGTGCTGGCGGTCTTGGTGTCGTGCAGCACGCCTTCAATGCAGAGGTCGAACTTGCCACCGATCTTCCACTTGCCCAGTTCGCGCACATTGCGCTGCTCGATGTAGACCGGGATGGTGCCGGGGATAGGCTTCGGCGGATTGATTTGCACCATGGCGATGGTGTCTTCGTCGTAGCCTAGCTTGCGCAGGTTCCTGACGTAGCGGTGAGTCCAGGCCATCTCCACACCGGCGTGGATGGAGTTGCCCATGGCTCGGGCCAGGTAGTCGGCCACGTCCTCCACCTTCTTGAGCTCGAACGGAACCCGGGGGCGCAGCGTGATCTCGCGCAGCGGCTTCAGCAGCGAGGTGGCGCTGATGTAGCTGGGGTCGTCGTTGTAGTCGTAGTCATCATCCACGGCCCACAGGGCCAGAGCCAGAGGAATACCGTGGGAGTTTGTCAGTCGTGCCATCGTGAGGCCTCCAAGTAAAAAGAAGCGCCCCCACATTTCTGTAGGGACGCTTCTGGGTTTAGCCCAGAATCGGGCCGGGGTTGGCGTAGCGCCAGCGGTTGATGACGGTCAGGGCGCTGTCGGTGACACCGCAGTACCAGGTCCAGCTGTCAGCCGTGCGAGCACGGCGATCAATGTCGCCGGAATTCGAGGACACCAGCACCAGATCATCCTTGGCCAGCTGGCTCGGCATCTTGCTGTCATGCCTGGGATCCCAGCGCCACCAGCCACCTTCATCCAGCGTGGCCAGACGGTACTCGCCCATCTTGTCCCACTCGATCTCGGTGGCCATGCCGCGCACAGGATCGCCGCTACCCTTGGGGTAGGCAACCACGATGGCTTCGTGGTGCATGCCGGCGAAGGTCTTCTGACCAGTCTTCCAGTGCTTGGGAACGGTCATGCGGCCCTGGTCAGTGTGCAGCTGCTGGTCTTCCTGCGAATACAGCGGGAAGTACAGGTAGCCGTGGCCCTCGTACTGCAGAGGTTCAGGGCTGCACTGGCCAGACGAACGGCTACGCATCACGCGCTGGAACACCGGGATCTCGGTATCTCCAGCAGGCTCTACCGGCAGAGGTGCGGCCACGACAGCGGCATGCATTTCCTCATAGGCGGCCTGGTCCAGTTGGGACAGCACAGCGCCCTCGCGCTTCTCCAGGAATTCCAGGATGGCGATGCGACGGATGATGCTGTCGCTGGCTTCCTTCAGATCCTGGATCAGGCCCTTGCCAGCGCCACGCTGACCGGGCAGCAGCAGCTTCTTGAGCGCATGCTGGGTGGCGCCGCTGGAGTCCTGGACTCCGAACAGCTCGCACACCATGTACACGTCGAGTTCATCAAGGTCGGCAACGTCCTTGAAGTAGTGAGCGTGCTTGCTGCCCATGATCAGGCCTCGGTGCCCACGCCGTCGTTGGCAGCGGCCGGTGCTTCAGCGGCTTCGCCCACGGTCACGCCAGCGAAGTTTTCCATGCTCTGGAGGCCCAGGTAGGAAATGTCCAGGATGGCAGTGCGGAAGACCTCGTACTGGGCCTGCTCGGTCTGGGGGATGCCGCGGAAGAATTCCTTCTGGCCCATGATGCCGATTTCTTGCAGGTCACGGCCATTGATCACGCCGTCCGTGGTGGTGAACACCACGTTGACCGGCATGGCGCTGGGCATGGCCGAGCCCTTGGCATGGAACATGACCTGCACGGCGGCCAGGTGATGGTGGAAGGGCACAGCTGCGGGCTTTTCGGCGGACACGACTTCGTTGCGGGTAGCTTCGCTCATTGGGTTTTCCTCTTGGTTCAGAAATGGGGGGCATGCCTTTGCCCCCGAAGTTCAGACTGGAACGGCTTCTGCCGCTTTCGCCTTGGCTTTTTCAATCGCCTCCATGGAGACGCGGATGGCTTCCTCCACCTGCTCGGTGGTGGCGCCATTGGGGATCTCGATCTCATTCGCCCATGTGGGGAAGAACAACGAGACCTCACCCCCAAGACCAACTTCGGGGTGATAGATATCCGGGTGGTCGTTCCAGTTTACGGCTTCCACCAGGTGCTTGTTCACGAAATGCAGCACGTCCATGTCCTCACGGATGAGGTAATACTGCGCATCGTGGATGTGGTTGCAGGGGCGGATATCCAGGCGGTACTGGGACTCCCGCACCTTGTCCATGAACTCCGAGCATGCCCGGTTGTTCAGCAGACACCATCCCTGGCCCAGCGCATTGCCTGCACTGCGGCCTTCTGCCTCGGCTTCCTTCGGTGTGTACTTTCCGCCCCGGGCTACCTGCGCGAGGATCGGTGTGCGTAACCGCAGCCCGAAGGCAGTGATCACGTAGCCGGTCTTGGCAGCTTCGTCCAGGCGAGCGTTCACCCATGCGATGGACACGGCATAGAGCTTGCGGTAGCGCATCTCGATGGCCTTGGCCACCTCCGGCGTGAAGCCGCAGTTCTTCACCAGCGTGGACCACGTTCCTTGGTAGGTCAGTGCGAAGGTCGGTGCCTTCGAGTCCTGGCGCAGGCTCTTGTAGGCCTTGGCGATGCTGTTGATCGAACTCACCGAAGTGGGCACGATATCCGGCATCTGGTCGCCGAAGTAGGCATAGGCCCGCAGACAGTGGCCGTCGTAGCCGTCGGTATACACCTTCAGCTTCTCGGGATCCTTGGTGGTCAAGGCACTGATGCGGTCTTCCAGCGATGCGAAGTCCAGGCCGCAGAAGATCCATCCAGGCGGGGCCTCGAAGATCTCCTTGATGAGCTTGGCATAGATGCTGGATGCCGGCAGGTTTTGCAGGTTCGGCTTCTGGCTCGACAGCCGACCGGACTTGGTGCCGCCCAGCCGCAGATTGCCCAGCAGGTAGTGCCAGCCATCCGGGCCTGGCACAGCCTTCTCCAGAGCAGGGATCACCGAAGTCACCATCTTGTTGACGCTGGCGTAATCCTGAAGGGCGTCGATGAACGCCTTGACCTTCGGATTGCCTGTCACCAGGGGGTGCTTCTCCAGCAGCTCGATGGTGTCAGCATCGGTGCTGGGTTGGCCAGTCTTCGTGGTGTTGATCACCGGCAGCCCCAGCTGGGTGAACAGCAGCTGCTGGAGCTGCGGTCCCGAGTTGGGGTTGAAGAACTGGGGCTCGTCGGCCATCGTGATGCGCTTGTTCTTCAGCGCAGCATTGCGCTTCTCCACATGCTTCTCGGTGAGCCAGTAGTTGAATTCCTGGGCGATCTCCGAGTTGCACAGCCTGTTGAGGCTGTCCTGCTCCAGGGCCACGAGCTTGGCCTTGTTCTTTCGCAGGGTGCGCATGTTGATCGGCATGCCGGTCAGCTGCATCTGGATGATGTCGATGGTAGCCTTGCGGAACAGGCCGGTGTAGACCTCTTCCTGCTCGTCGGCCACCATCTTGGGGTAGTTCTTGTCGAACACGTACCAGGCGGAGATGCCGTCCACCAGGTTGTACTGGAGCAGGTCCGGCAGCCGGATCCGAGTAATGTCCTTGATCTCATCCACCGCCCAGTTGCCGCTGTACTCCTGAGCCTGGTCCTTGAGGCCCAGCTTGTTCCCGGCGCAGGTGTTGGTGGCCAGGTACGTGATGAGCATCGTGCAGTGCCAGCTGGCAAGCAGCGTGGCCATGCCGTCGAGCAGCCCGGTGGTGTCCAGAATGTCCTTCATGAACAGCTGATAAATCAGCACCGTGGCATCGAACGAGATGTTGTGGAAGAGCAGCCTCTTCCCCTTGGCTCGGAGCTTGCGGAAGAAATCCAACAGCATGGCCCGGCGCTTCTCGTTTTTGACCTGACGGCCAAACGGTGCCTTGGTTGCGCCAGGGATCTCTTCGTAGTCCACCGCGAAGGCGATGCCCTCATGCTGGTTCCAGCAGAAGGTGATCGTCCCGATGCCGGCATGCACAGGGTGCAGATCGAACGCCTCAATGTCCGAGGACAGATCGGTGTCCATCTCCAGGAGCTTGTCCAGCCAGGCTTGGATTGCCTCGTCGGTGTCCGGGTAGTCGGCGTAGTGGATGATATCGGCGCCAGGTGGCCGGTACAGGCCCTGGGCATGGAGCAGCAGAGCATTCACTGCACGGTCGATGCGGGCCTGCACGTTCACCGGATCGGTGAACTTGGTGGTTTGCGCCGGGGCGAAGGCCACCTTGATATCGTCGTCGTAGTGGCAGTCGAGCACGTACCCCAGCATGGCCGGGGCGTTCTGCGACTTCGTGAGCTCCTTGAAGTAGGCGGCGTCCGTGCACAGGATGTACTGGACACCGTTTTCCTTCAAGACGGGGATGAGCTCTTCCGCGATCCAGGCCTGCATTTCAGCAGCCGGGGTCTTCTTCTTGGTCTCACTCACATGGGTGGTGAGCGCCATGACGTTGGCCGGATCAAGCCCCAAGGGCTTGATGTAGGCATCCTCCATCGGACCCTGCTGCAACCTGTGGGCCAGGATGCAGATGGGGTACTCTGGGTAGGTGTGCTCGGTGAAGAGCAGATGGTGCATGCAGTCCTCCTTCAGTACAGCAATGCCGCCACCGAGTACAGACGAATCTTGGGCTCGATGTTGGCGAATTGGCGCATGGTGCGCTCATCATCCAGAACCGGCCAGCATTGCGGACGAGTCCGCGGTATGCCGTTCAGTTCCGCGATAAAACGGTGAAGGGTATCAGGCAACGCATCCACAAAGTCCTGAGCCGTCTTGCAGGGCTTGGTGATCTTGAAGAGCATCTGCTGGATCTGATTGCGGTCCTGGGTGAGCTCGTTGCGGTCAGCCACATGCTTGCGCATGCGCGGCAGCAACGAGTAATCCAGGGCAGGCCTTGAACCAGAAGGGGGAAGTTGGGACTGGCCCCGGGCCATGAAATACTTCCCGGCGTACATGAAGCAGCCATCAGCCGCTCCACGCACTTCGTTGTTCTGCTGCACGAGCTGGGTGATCTCGTCCAGCATCCGTCTTTCCTCTGGTTCAAAGAGCTTCGACACGATGGTGATGACCAGTTCGCCTCCGTCGATTCGGCGAGTGGGATCAGACATAGGGCCTCCTTAGAAGATGAGCTTTCCGAATTTCGGGTGCAGGTCGCCGAACAGGACGACACGTTTGCGGGCACGGCTGAATGCCACGTACATCAGGCGAGCGGCCATGCCGGGGAGATGGCAGGTCGAGATGTTGCCCAGGTCCACATAGGATGTGGTGTACGAGGAACCCTGCGACTTGTGGACCGTGGCTGCATCACGCTGGCGCAGATCCGGGTAGGTCTCCTTCAGCTTGTAGAAAACCCGCCAGTTCTTCTTGCCCTTGTAGTAGGCCAGGCACTGGTTGAAGTAGTCGCGGTCCACCGGCTGAGGCACGTTGATGCGTTCACCGTAGGGCGTCTCCATCACATAGTCCCGGAATTCGATGGCGATATCATCCTCGTACAGCTCGCTTTGGACAATGCTGCCTGCCTCCAGCACGACGAGCTCGTCTTCGATGCTGATGCGGGGAGCGTCCTTCTTCTTGCTGTTCTGGTAGGCCGAGTTCGATACCAGGGTCTCGCCAACCACGAACTCCGCAGGCAGCTGGCGCAGGCTGCGGATGTAGTCGTTGATGGCCATCACCTGGGGGTTGCTGTAGCAGAGGATGCGGTCTTCCCTGTTGCCGTTGGTGAAGGCACGGTCGATCTCATCCATGGCCTCGTCCTCGCCCATCCAGTCGATGATGCCAGGGACGATCTTGATATCCGTGTGCACGCCGGTCAGCACCACCTGGCGGAACTGTTCGTTCAACGCCTGGAGCTCGGGCACATCAGTCCGCATGGGCTGCGTGAGCTCGCTCATGCCGTACTTCTGGCTGTAGATCTTGGACAGCGTTTCCTTGACAGGCGGCAGCTGCACATGATCGCCGACATAGACCACCTTGCAGCGGGCCGTGGCCGCTTCGATCTCGTCAAACAGGTTGCGGTCGATCATGGAGCATTCATCAATGAAGATCACCAGACGGTCATGCTCCATCCAGCCGGGAGTGCGGATCAGGTCCATCTCTCCGGTCTGGTAGTTCTCCTTGGGCCGCAGGCACAGGAACGACTGGATGGTCTTGGCCGGGCGGCCAGTGGCCTTGGACAGTGCTTCCACCGCCTTGTTGGTGGTGGCCGTCATCACCACGTTGTCGTACTCGATGGGCAGGCCCAGCAGCTGACACATTTCCATGTAGCGGGGGATCACCGTGTCGATCATCTCGCCCATGGTGAAGGTCTTGCCGACGCCGCCAGGGCCAGACAGGATGTGGCGCTTGGCGTAGGGGTCGAGCATGAACTTGAAGAAATCTTCGATGGCCTTGGCTTGGCCCTCGTTCGGGGGGAATTTTTGCTGAGTCATTTGAGGCAAAAAGAAACCCCACCGAAGTGGGGCCAGGTTGATGAGGGAGGTTGGATTATTCGCCAGCCGGCTTGTCGGCACGTTCGGCGGCAGCTTTGTTGCTGTAGCCGGTCTTGTAGCGCTTGGTCAGCTTGGCGATGTTGCTGTCACGCAGGCCTTGGAGGGTGAAGCCGAAGTTGCCGATCTGACGGTCCAGGTACACGGCGAAAGCGTTGTAGGCGCTGGCATACGTGCCTGTCTGGTCTGCGTCCAATTCCTTGGCGTAGATCGTCTCCTTCTTGGACAGATCGTGCATCACATTGGCCAGCTTGACCATGTTGCACCAGCACACGTCGATGCTTTCGGCACCACCAGGTGGTGGAGTGATCAACGTGCCCAGGCCAACGCCGGGCTGGAATTGCGGCCACAAGCACTGGCCCATGGCTTCGTGGAAGAACACCAGGTCGCCGAGTTCCTCTTCGAGGTTTTCGCGGCTGTCGCTCCACCAGGCTTCGATGGTTTCGCCCAGCAGGCCCATGGCTGCATGCAGACGAGCCAGCTGGGAAGGCACCACCTTGTTGGCAATGTCGTCGGCAGTGGCGATGCCTGTCTTGAAACGGGACTTGACGAATTCGGCGTAGTTGACACCGATGATGGGAGCTTCGCTCATTGAGAGTTTCCTTCTGGTTCAGGGTTGGTTGCGGGGGAGGTCCGTGGTCGAGCCGCGAAAGTCAATATCGCGGATGATGGACTGCGGCTTGAAGGTGACGCGGTAGTGGTAGACCGACACGTCGGCTGAGTCCAGCTGCTCGCTGAAGAAGCTCACGTTGTCGGACAGGCCGAGGGTGTGCTTCTTGTACTGATCGCGGCCCAGCTTGCAGGTCACAGCAACCTTCTGGGCCGACTCGACCACGAAGGAGCAGCGGCCTTCAATCGACAGCAGGTAGCTGTCGGTGATGCCGTTGAAGAAGACGATGCGGCGATTGATCTCGAAGTTGTCGGCGGCCTTGGACAGGTTGGCCGACGCCACGGTGGCATCGTCTTTGCAGGCGCCCAGGGACAGTGCAGCCACGAGGGCGAGAAGGACAGCTTTCACGGGTTTCCTTTCTGGTTCCGTCGCACATAGGCTTCGGTCAGGAGATTGCGGATGAAATCAGCGATGCTGTGGTGAGGGCCGAGTTGATCGGCCACCCAATCACATGTCGCTGGAGGGAGAGTCCCGAGCACGTCTTCCATGAAGGTGCGCCGGGTGTCCGCCACTCGGATGCCCAGGTTTTGCAGCCGGATGGTGACGGTTGTTGGGTGTACGCCGAGCATTCGCCCGATGGTCCCCAGGGACAGGCCCATGGAGTTCAGTCGGATCAAATCCTCGTCGGATGCCTTTCGGGAAGAGCGTTGTGCAGCCATAGAGTTCTCCTAAGAAAACTCTAGTGTACTGCCTCTTTAAAGAGCACTCTCGTAGGGAAACTGGCCCCTTGGACTTCTCCCGAGCCACAGGATAGGTCTAGAGTTTGGCTCCAGCATTCCCACGACAGTGCTCTGTCGAAAGGTGGCCAGCGCTGCTTTCGCAAACGCTGGCCGGTGGTTGTCAGCCTAGTGCCCGATGCATCTCAGATGCTCACCGGGCCACAACCACAAAAACGCTACACGGCAACGGGAGCGGAGATCACCCCCGCAGGCTTGTAGCCTATGAGCTCGAAGTCTTCGCGCTTGTAGTCGGCCACGAACTCGCGTGCACGGATGACGAACAGGTGCGGGTTGCCGATGACCGTTGGACGGTCCATCAGCTGCTTGGCCTGGTCCATGTGGTTCGAGTACAGGTGGCAGTCACCGCCAGACCAGATGAACTTCTCGGCCTGCATGCCGACCGTGGCCGCCATGAGGTGCGTCAGCAGCGCGTAGCTGGCGATGTTGAAGGGCACGCCCAGGAACATGTCAGCGCTGCGCTGATAGAGTTTGCAGCTCAGGGCACGCTCCGGCACGGACAGCAGCGCCAGCTTCTCATGGAGGGTGTCCGAGGCCAGGCCCGAGAACCAGACATTGCGCTGGTATTCGGGGATCGGCGCCAGGTTGATGCGCTCGGTGAGCGTCAGCTTGCGGGTCCAGAACTGGAACATCGCATGGCACGGTGTCAGGGCCATCTGGTCGAGCTCGGCCACGTTCCAGGCATTCACGATGATGCGGCGGCTGTCCGGGTCGTTCAGCAGCAGCTCTTGTGCCTTGGCCAGCTGGTCGATGTTCTTTCCATCGGGGCCTTGGATGCTGCGCCACTGGGCACCATAGATCGGGCCGAGGCCGCCATCAGGACCAGCCCATTCGTCCCAGATGTGGCAGCCCTTTTGCTGTAGCCAGTTCACATTGGTCAGGCCCTGCATCATCCACGAGAGCTCGGTGAAGATCGTGGTGAAGGGGGTGGTCTTCTTCTGGAGCAGGGGGAAGCCCTCACGCAGATCGAATTCCATCTGGGCACCGAATACGGACTTGGTGCCTGTGCCAGTGCGGTCAGACTTGCCCTCGCCCTGGTAGTAGATCTGGTGGAGCAGATCCATGTAGGGCTTCATGTTGTTGTGGGCGGTTTCGCTATTGCTCATCGTCATCCTTTCTGCGTGAGGCGGCCAGCGCCTTCACTTTCGAGTATGGGAAATCCCCGCTGTAGGGGATCTCCACGGTTACGGTGCGGTCCTTGCATACGGGACATTCTCGTATGCGGTAGACCATGATCGGCAGGCCATCACCAGTTTCGGTAGCAATGACCCGCAGCTTGGCGCCATCGTGACGGCACCGGGTGCCTGCCTTCTGCATCAGCCTTCTTCCTTCTGGTTCTGGATCAGCGGACCCAAGGCTGTCTGACCCAGCCACCAGTACGCCAATACCTTGGCATCTTGTCGGGTCAGATCCTTGTAGCCCAGGACGTGCAACGAGGTCATGACGGCAGAGTGCACGTCAGCAGGCGGCGGGGAGCAGCACCAGTTCAAGGACACAGCATGCTGGATGTGTGCCGGGTGCAGGCGCTTCAGTAGCGCCACCAGGTTGTCGTTCTCGACCTCGACACCTTGCAGGCCGCCGTGGCCGTTGGCACAGGTCATGCCACTCGGGGTCTCGAATTGCGGCATGGCGCATTCCGGGCAGTAGGTGGGGCGTTCGCTCACGGTTTCTCCTTGGGATGAGAGGCTATCGCCATCTCTTGGTTGGTACAAGTCCGGGTCTTGCCGCTCTGGCGGCATTCTTCCCAGGTGTTCTTCGTCTCGGTGCGGGCGGAGCCGCACTTCGTGAAGTAGAGCCAGCGGTCGTTGGGCTTGAAGGCCCAGACCTCGCAGCCACCGCTGTCGTTGACGTAGCGGGGCAGCTTGTCGCGCTTAATCTGCTCAGCCTCTTGGGCCTTGCGTTCCTGCGCACCTTCGCTGAACTCAGTGAAGTACATGCAGGTGGGTAGTGCTGCGCAGATGGCCGCGATGATCAGCCACTTGAACAGCCAGGCAATGGCCCGGCCCAGGGTCTCGAAGAAGCTCATTCGGTAATTTCTCCATTAGGGACGGTTGCAAATTCCGCATGCAGCTGGTCGGCCACCTTGCGGGCGTACTCGTTCTCCAGGCCGGCAGCTTTCAGCTGGTCCAGCACAGAGCGCAGCACCCCGTTCTGCATCTGCACAGCAGAGGCACACTGGAGCATCACACGCTGGGCGGCCAGAGCACCCTTGACAGCCTGGAGGCGGCGACTTGGTGTATCGCCGGGCCCATTGCGCCACCCAGGGCGGTACAGGTCCAGCAAGGTATCGACGGGATTCCCCTTCGCTGGTTCAGTCTTTGGCCGGGGATCTTCCTTGCGGCGGGTAGGCCCGAAGGCCACGAAGTTGTCAGGCTTCTGGCCCTTGGCTTCCATCTCACGCAGGAAGGAGATGCCGAAACGGTACTGGCGGCGCTCACCGTGGCAGCGGGCCTCCACGCAGATCTCTCCGGGGATATCCGTGGGGATCTCCACCAAGTCACGCACAGAGCGTTGGCAGACGTAGCAGCGCATGTCAGAACCTCCGCTTTCCGTGGAACCAGGGAAGGGTCTTGCCCTTCTTCGGAGGGTCAATCTGGGAGCTCATGGCGATGGCGGCCTGGGCCAGCAAATCGGTCAGCATGCGATTCTTGGACTGTCCACGCTGCATGGTGACAATGGACTCGTGCACCAGATCATCCACGATGAGTAGGCGGTGATTCTTGCCCTTCACCTCATGCTCAGACATGGTGACTGCGTGCATCTCGCCGTTCTGAATGCTGTAGCCCACACACTCGGTGGGGGACTTCCAGACCACGAAGTCGTAGGCCTTGCCGTTGGCCTTCGAGGCCATCATGAAAGCTACCAAGCGCTTCTCCAGTTCAGCGAAGTCCTGCACCTTCTGGTTGGTGTCCAGCTTCATAGTGGCGCTGAGAATGTCGTCGTGCGTCAGGTCCATGGTCAGCTCCCGTCGCTCGATGTGCCCTGGCCGCGCCAGTGGACGCTGAGCTCGTGGGCAGCCGTCTTGCCGCCCAGGCGCACAGCCTTGAACCAGTGGAGAAGGACTATGGGTTTCTTGTCGATGGGGCAGAAGTAGGTCTCGCCCGCAGCCAAGATGCAGACGTAGGCATCTTCATCCGGCTGGATGGCCGGAGTGATCGGGGTCTCGGACAGGCGCTGACGCAGAAGGCCAGCGAGCTCTGCCTTGGCGGCAATGCTCAGGTATTCGTAGGTGCGAACCATGCGTTCATGGAACAGCACACGGTCGCTGAAGCGGGCTTTGCCATCCCAAGCCTGAACCTTGACGATGGCATTGACGGTGAAATATTGGCTCATGGGTTCCTCTCGGAAAACGGATGAATAAAAAATGGGCCCCGGATTGGGGCCCATTCAGGGTCTACAAACCAAACACCAGCTGTGGCGTTTAGCGGCGCAAGCTCATGGCTTGCTGCGTTGCGACCTGCATGCGCTTGGTGATTTCGGTCACGGTCTCGCGGACATGGTACACGCGCAGATCGCCGTTCACCATGTATTCGATCACGGTGCCGTCCTTCTTCAGGCCGGAACTGGCAGTGCACACCATACCGATGCGGGCCACGTCGAATTGCAGAACAACAGCGCTGGAGTGCAGTGCGGTCAGAACGATCAGAGCTTCATTCATTTGGATTTCCTTGCGGCCTGTGGGCCGGCTTCCTGCCCTTGGTACTTGCCTGCGTACTTCGCAGGTTGGGCGACTTCATGGAATAGGACTTGGGCAATGCCCGAGCCCTGACGGACGAACACGGGGATGAGCCAGGAGTGGAAGATGAGCTCCAGCGTGAGGAACCCTTTCCAGCCTGGCTCGGCCACCGTGTTGCAGACGGTCATGCAGCGGCGGGCCCAGGAAGACTTGTCGTGCACTACGCCCACAAGGGACGGATGCATGTCGAACTCTTCCATGGCACTGGCGAGCATGAATCGACCCATACGGATCGACGGCAGGCCGGCGCCACCCCACCGCAGGGTGAACGGCAGCAGCCCCAGCATGGGGACATGCAGCACGTTCTCTGCGATGCGAATGTCGTAGCCTGCCTCACTGAGGCCGTGGCTCACGCCATGGGCCTGTGTCTTGCCGGTCAGCATCCCGATGATGGGACGCAGACGACGGAGGAACTGGCGGTTGATGATCAATGAGCTCTCCTAGTTCATGATGTGGAAGGTTTTGCCCTGGATCGGCTGGTGGTGTGGGCCCCGGATGATGATCCAGATCAGCGGGCAATCCCAGGAAAGCTCTGCCATGAGATTGCAGCCACCATCGGTGAAGATGATGACGGCGCTCGGGCGGTGCTCTTCGATATCCTTCCTAACTGGTTCGAGGTCGGTGCCACCCCGGCCTACCAGTTCGATCTTCTCGATGGTCTGGTCGGGGCCGATCACGTCCTCGCAGCGGATGTTGTCATCGAACTGCACCAGCGTGAGGGTGTCCGGTTTGAACCAGTCCTTCACGAAGCGCATCTCGCTGAAGAAGCGGGTGGCCTGAGCGGCGTCAATCGAACCCGACACGTCGATGTAGGCGCGGATATTCCGCAGCTTGCCATCCTCTTCCGTGCGGGACGGAAGGTACATGTCGGAGTACCGACGGTTGGGCCGGCGCCAGGTGTGGCCGCTCTCCTGCAATTCAGTGAGCCAGCGCTGGAGTGCGCTTTCCCACGGCACCACAGGCTTCAACCAGGTGTTCACCAGCTTCTCGATGGCCGGGGGCAGGTTGGCTGCCGAGCTCATGGTCTGCTGGGCAACGATGCCGCTGACGACTCGGTGGATGATCCCCGCATCGTCTTCCTCTTCCTCGACAGGAGGGATCAGATCACCCACATCGGTCGGGCCTTTGTTGGGCACGTTGACCAGACCCCAAGGCGAATCCTTGAAGTTGTGGTCCGGGTCGTGGCCGGCTTCCTCCATCAGGAGATCGTAGATTTCCTCTTCGGTCATCTCGTCCGGCAGGCCGGCACGGAACCATCCGTCGAAGCCGACGTTGGTGTACCCGTCCTTGCGCAGCCGGTTGTTGATCCAGATATCGCAGGCGATGTTCCAGACCCGGTGGTGTCGGTGGCCTCTGCGCAGCCTGTGCAGCGCAGCGATGTGCCAGATCTCATGCAGCAGGATGAATGCCTGGGTGGCCTTGGGCAGCTTCAGCCACCAGTGGGGATCGCAGACGATGCTGTAGGCATCAGTGCCTGCGGTGTCCAGTTCCTTGGACCAGATCCATGGCGTAGCGCATAGGATCGTGCCCAGGAAGGCGCCAGTCTTCCCCAGGAAAGCCGCGGTCTTTGCAATGTCCAGCGAGCGCTGGAGCATGTTCGGATCCAACGTGCTCAGGTCGGCAATGACTGCCGGCTCGACAGGTGGTTTCGTGTCCATGGGGTTCTCCTTACCGCTTGGGCTTCAGGTGCTTGTGGGCCTTGTGCGCCGCCAGGATGCGCCGGGCAATCAGGTCCGTCAGCGGGAGATCACCTGCGGCGATCTGGTTCCACCGGGTGATGGGCACCTTGATCACGTTGCAGGCCTTGTTGACCGAGCCCAACCGCAAGGCCAGGCCGTTCAGCAGGGTGACGAATGCGGGCACCTTGCTGGCAGGCACAGCGTTATGCTGCACGCTGCCATCGCAATCCCCGCTGCCGGTGTACTGGGCATAGGGATTGGTACTCACTGCTCCTTCTCCACTGGTTCGACCCATTCGAGGCCGAAGACGCCGGGCACGATCTTCATGCCCTGCTTGGTGGCCTCGGCCATCTTGCCGTAGCCTTCGGCACGCTCCAGCTGGGCAGCCAGATACTGGATCTGGCGGCGCTTGCGGATGCGGTAGCTGTCCATGGCCAACTCCAGCGTGGGGTAGGCGAAGCGCTTACCGTTGCCGTCCAGCACAAAGCGTTCAGCCTTGCGGCCATTGGCTTCGATCCAGCATCCCTTTGGAGTGCGGCGCAGGATGCGGAAGCGTTCCACGCTCATGCGCAGGCTGGCGCCAACAGAGGTTTCCTGCCAGTCATCCGTGATGCGGATGAGATGGGTGATTGCTCGTGCTTCAGTCATGGAGGTACTGGTCCAGTTTGACAGCCGCATCCATGAAGGACTTGTGGCGGCGGGCGTCCGGGTACGTCAGGCGACTCGAACGGAAGAACATCAGTTGGAAGGTGACTTGGAACCGCATGGCGTATTCCATGAGTGCGTCGAACTCATCCTTGTTGGCCCTGATGGAGGCCATGGAAATGATGGCGTACTGCTCACCAGCCGACGACGGGATCGGTGCATTCTTCGGATCCTTCAGGATCTCGGAGAACGACGGCAAGTTCAGGAAGTTGCCTGTGAACGTGACGAACTGCACGGCGATGTTGGCGCTGATGGTGCCTGCGAACGTGGGCGTGAATTCCTTGGCCGAAGCCAGGTCTTCGATCTGGTACATGAAGTCGCTCATGAACTCCCAGGTTCGGGGGCAGCAGTACGTGGCTTCCTGGTTCGATGGGTTGAAGTCGTAGGCGGCAGCAGTGCCGGCCTGCTCCAGGAATGCACGCACCGTGGGGTGCCACTTCTGGCTGACCACCACGTCTTCCATCCATTCCTTGAAGTTGAACTCCAGGAACAGGTGGACCACCCGGGACTGCATGGCCGTGCTCATCGGGTTGGTGATGGCACGGTCGGTGTCCTTGTTGCCGGCTGCCACCATGTAGCAGTCCGGGTGGATGCGGTGCTGGCCGACCATGCGGTCCAGGATCAGCTTGTACGCTGCCGCCTGCACATCCTTGGAAGCCGAGTTGAACTCGTCCAGGAAGAGCAGCCAGCCGCTGTATTGCCGGCCTGTCGCCGGGTTGACGGGCAGCGCCTGACCTTCCAGCGGGAACAGGTCAGCGAACGGGCTGAAGCGAGCCTTGCCGTCCGCATCGAAGCGGGGCAGGCCGGAGAGATCTTCGGGCGCACTGGTGGACAGGCGGTGGTCGATGATCAGGAGGTTGGCCATGGCCGCAATCTTGCGAACGATTGCGCTCTTGCCGATACCCGGCGAGCCACGGAGATAGGGGACACGGCCACCTGCCAGCACAAGCTGGATCTGTTGGATGGCCGTTCGGGGTGTGACCGCATACGCATTGGCGGTGGGATTCTTGGACACTGGTTTTTCCTTACTGGTTCGTGATGTGTGCCTTGCGCTGTTCGCACCAGGCTTCGTATTTGGCCTTGAAGGCCTTCACCTGCTTGACCAGGGCTTTCCAGTCCAGGCCTTCGCGAGGCAGTTCGTCAAAGAAGCCGCCTTCAGGGCCCATGCCGAAGCGGTAGCTGACGCCCAGGTACACCAGGCCGGTGTCCTTGTCGAACTTGGGATCGTGGGGACGCATGAAGCTGTCAACGCTTTTGCAGGCCTTCACCCAACGCTTGTTGAATTCGTGCTGCTCGTTGGTCCAGCGCCAGCGGTCCATGATCTCTTCGGGCTTGCTGAAGCGGGCCACGCTGATGCTGGACCACCAGACTTCTTCGCCGGTGCGGGTGGACTTCAGCAGGATCTCCTGCCCGTTTTCACGGGTCTCTCCCAGGAACCAGGAGAGGCGGAAGTCGTGCACCGAATGGCACATGGTGAGCACAAGATCGCCCTTGCGCAGATCGCTCAAAGAGCAGTCCTGGAAGGGCGATGATGCGAACCGTGCGCCGTTGGGCAGCAGACGGGCCGTGGAGAACTGGAGCACATAGTCCAGCAGTTGTGCGTGGGATTGCCCGAAGGCATCCCCACGCTTGTGTAGGTTGTGGAGATGCGTCATGGTCAGATGTCCATGCCCTTCGAGAGCTTGTAGAAGTTGGCCAGCGAGACGTGGCCGACCTTTTCACGGGTGGAGGCGATGGGCTGCACGCTGGACGGCACGACGTTGAAGTCGTGGCCGCCGACGTATTCCGTCACGGCCTGGATGGCGGTGAGCACACGGGGGATTTCCACGCCAGGCAGCACCGAGAAGATCTCGTTGCTGGCGCTGTTGTAGGTGTGCTTGGCGAAGAGCAGGCAGCCATCGTCCGACACGCTGAAACGGAAGTCCCAGCTGTCGTCAATGCCGTAGGCCGTTTCCAGCTGGGAATTTGCCAGGGCCACTTCATCGCAGCTGATGGGCTGTATGAGCATGGCGGCGTAGCCGGTCACGTACTCGGGTTTGGCAGGCTCACCCTTGGCCGGCACCAGCGAGTCCTGCTCTTCACGCATGGCCTCGGTCTCGATGCCCAGCAGGTCGTGGGCAGCGGTGGTAGCAGGCACCACGTAGACGGTGTACTCGTCGTAGCCGTCCAGGTTCTGGAGGAACTGGATGGAGGGACTGCTGGCCTCGTCCAGCACTGCCACGTAGCCGATGGGACGGCCCGAGGCAGCATGCTGGCGCAGCGCATTCAGCTTGGCTGAATCGCTATCGCTGTTGGTCAGGATGCAGGCACCTGTGGCAGAAGCGATGTGGTACAGGGCTCGGGATTTGCCGGTGCCACGATCACCGATGAGTGCGACGATCTTCATGCCAGGATGCCCTGCTTGTTCAGGATGGCACGGCGCTTGGCGGCCTTGCGGTCACGCTTGTCCTGCGCCGCCTGGATGCGGGCACGATCAGCCGGCGTGTCGTAGTGCGGACGCTGGTAGAACGGCGCCACGGGCATGCCACGGGCAGATTCACTGCTGAAGATGCCGGGGCTGGCCTGGAAGCGGGCCGAACGGGCAGCACGAGAACCGGAGCCGGTCTTCACGGGCTTGACCAGCGAGGCTGTCGGGCCCGAGCCGGTGAAGAAGTTGGCAATGCCTGCGCCAGCGGATGCTGCAAGGCCAGCGGCCAGGGACATGATGCCGGCGATACGGGTGTTTTTCATTTCAGTGCTTCCTATTGAGAGCGTTGATGGTGAGGGTCAAGTCGAGCGCTTTTGCGTAGTGCCCAACCAAACAAGAACTCGGGCGGACGAGCCAGCACTTCAGGCTGGCATCCCACGCCAGATGGGGTTTCATGGGACGGGGGCGGATGTTCAAGGGCGGTCCTCACAGAAGATGCCACTGCCCTTGTGGCCTACGGGCTGGAACATGTGGCCATGGTTGTTGATGAACACGTAGACACCCTCGAAACACATGGACTCCATGCCATGGTTTCGGGGTTCTACGCGGTTGATGACAGGTGATTGCTTCTTGGCCTGGACCTCGTTGATCGCCAGCTGGAACAGCACGACGATCAGGACGAGGATGGCAATGAAGACTGCGTATGCACGGGCCATCAGGATTGCACCTTTGCAAGCATTTCCTTGAGCTCTTCCTGCGACGGCACGTTGGCCCAGGCCAGGACTTCACCTGGAATGTTCTCGCAGTCGTCATAGGAACGCCAGCGGCCTTGGTAGTCGCGGTACGCAAGCACCACGTCGTACTCGCCGTCGATATCCCGCAGGACGTAGTAGTCCCGGGGAGCGCTGTCCTTCGGGAAGTCTTTCATCGGCGCGAGGACGATGTTCATGATGGCAAATGCCATAGGTTTTCTCCTTGGTTCAGAAAGGGATGCACTCGGGGTTGTCGCACAGATAGGGGATCGAGCCGCCCATGTGCACGACGTTGCTGTGGCCACCGCAGACGGAGCAGGCCGGGCCCGGGTCATCAAGCACCAGGCCTTCATCCAGGCCACGCATGTAGCGCTCTTGGGCTGATCGCTCACGGAGGATGCCTTGGCTGGTGATGGCCGCCTGCTTGGTGGAGCCGGTGATGGCATCCCAGTCCTTGGGGCGTTGGGAGCGCTCAAGGAACCGGTCGCGGTAGTAGACAGCCAGGTTGTAGGTGCGTTGGTTCGCCGCCTGCATATCTATGCACGCAGCACGCAGCATCGCCTGGCTGCTGTACTTGGGGAGGGGACGGAAATTCATTGCTGAGCTCCTTGTTGAAGACGAACAGGAACAGGAACAGGAACAGGCCGGGCACGAACCACGGGGGAAGGACGCTGGCGGCCAAAAGGGAGTTGCCCGCTGCGGTACTGGCCTTCCAGGTGGGTGAGCCAGCGGTGCAGGTAGACCTGGACGGCGCCGCGGTCCAGCATCTGCTTGCGGGGCACTCCAGCCCGGATGAGAAATGCCGAGATGAAGTAGTTGCCCTGGAGGTTGTAGACGTACTGCTGAGCCATACGGAGCATCAGCAGGTCTTCCCCGATGCCTGCGCACATGCGTGCACGGTGCAGTGCCCCAGTGATCTCCAGGCTCTTGATGGAGCCCAATTGGCGAGATGCCTCGGCCCATTCACGGGAACGGGACTTCAGCGAACGCAGGTGGTCCGATTCCTCCAGCGTCACCAGGTGCTGGCGGGCCTTGGTGAAGGGGTTACTTGCGGCCGCCATACATGATCTCCCGGCGCTCCCATTGGTCGGCCAGGTGGCACATCCAATCGAAGGAGTGGTTGCGGATTGCGTACATCACATCGCGGTGGCAGTCCTGCCGCTTTTCCCAATCACGGAAGGGCTTGTGGCAGTCGGTCAGCCACTGGCTCAGCGAGACGTAGCGGATCTGCTGGCCGCATTGGCGATATGTCCGGCCGCCGTTCAGGCAGCGCTGGATGTGCAGTCGGAACTTGCGGGCCAATGCTGCGGAGCGCACCGGATGGTTGTCGATGCGATGGGCAGCACGTTGCAGTGCGCCTTCCATGCTCAGTGCGTAGATGCCATCCATGCCTTTGGTCAGCCAGTGGCGTTCCTTGGATCGGCAGGGCGGCATGTGTTGCAGGGCCTCCTTGAAGAGGTTGATGCCCTTGCGGGGTTTGCTCATGAGGATCTCCTTGAAGATGGGTTGTTGGTCCATAAAAAATGCCCCCAAGCCTTTCGGCGAGGGGGCTGCAAGAAGAGAGATAGTTCAGCTAGGCGAACCCAACCAAAAAAGCACTCAAGGGTGCGGCTTGACTTAGGAAACCGTAACCGTGAAGGTGGCAGTCTTGCCGTTATTGGTGGTGAGGGTGATAGTGGCTTCACCTGCTGCCACACCCGTGACCGTCACGCCGGTTGCTTGGCTGCCGCCGCCAAGAGGACCGTCAAAGACCGCCGTGGCTACGCCCGGGGCAGACGAAGAGACCGTGAGGGTCTTCACGGTTGCGTTTTCGGGGTTGTAGAAGATCGCGTTCTGGTGCGTGGCGCCCACATTGACCGTCACGGTCGCTTCATTGGGCGAGATGAAATCGACGGGAATCACGGCAGGTGCCGTGGGCATCGTGATGGTGATGCGTGCCATGTCCGTCTCGTTCTCGGGCCAGAAGCCGGCAGTCGGAGGATTCGTGCTGTGCTTCACAAAGTACAGGGCATCGCGGACGTGCAGGCAGACGGGGTACTGCTTCAGCGTCTCGCTGTCGAATTCACCAATCTTGGTGAAGCCTGCCGGATTGGCAGTTGCCAGTGGCAGTACCTGAGCCTCACGGGTCAGGGGGTTGTAGGTGATCTTGTGAGTAGCAGCCATGGAGGGTTCCTATCTGATAAAAAATAAAGGCCAAACCTCTTGCGAGGTTTGGCCATTTTAGCTAAGTGCGTACTCCGACTCCAGGATCTCATACCACATCTGGGGATCCAGCTGGGGCACCTTGAACTCTGTCTTCAGAATCTGGCTGAGCAGGAAGCTCAGCGTATCGCTGGCGCCAATGTGGGCCAGGATCAGGTTGTACTGCTTGCGCAGGTCATTCCCGTAGTGGGGCAGGCACTGGAAGCAGTCGTGGATCGTCAGCACCTTGAAGGGCTTGCTCGGCAGTTCATCGATCAGATCGCGCACTGCCTGCTTGTCCACCAGCATGGCGTTGTCCACGGTGATGTGGTCCAGGATTCGAGCCGACAAGAAGCCGCTCTCGCGGTAGCGCTGCATGAGGATCTGCACCATGCGGGCATCCTCATCGTCTACTTCCCATTCCTCCCGGGCACGATCCAGGGCCAGCAGCACCTCGTTGACACGCTTCTTGCTGTAGCTGCAACGACGCACCATTTCACGCACCACAAAACCATCCACGGAGTGGATGCAGTTGGCGCCGAGCGAACGGCCCTTCTCCTTGGGAGCGTTGATCTGGTGTGTCACTTCCACAGGAGCACCGAACCACTGGACCACGTTCGTCACGGTGGTCATGACCTTCGTGCGTACATGGAAGTTGTCGGGCAGGATCCATTCGTACTCGGTGGCTTCGGTATCCCACATGGACAGAAACGACTCGTTCAGCTCCCATGCTGCCGGCGCCACGGTCTGCATGACCCGGTAGAAGACCTGGAGTGCTAGGCCTTCGCCGAAGACTTCCTTGGGCACGGCCTCGGAGCCGTACAAGGAAGTCATCACCGCACGCTTGGCATCCTTGCGCGTAACGCGAGTCACGTCTGCCAGGGCAGCAGCCAGCTGGTCAACCATCTCTTCGTGCACTGCCGTGTACGAGTCCATGCGGCTGACCACATCGTCGGCCATGGCCTTGATATCGCCGACCTGCTTGTCGATGTAGGCGTTGAGCACGTTGCAGATGGTGGCGCCCTTGCGGTCGCCGGTCAGCACGCTCAGCAGCTGCAGGCCCGATGCCGTGGCATCCAGGCTGATGGGTCGGCCAATCGGCTCGCCCCGCTCCATGGCGCGGTAGGCCATGACGCTGGCGCTGTACGAGGCCACGTTCTCCGACTTGTTGGCGATGGCCTCCAGCTGGTGCTTGTTGGACTCGAACCAATCCAGGCGGTATGCCCAGGTGGTCTTGTCCAGTTCATTGCCCTTGCTGTCCCGACCGAAATGGTTGGCAATATCAATGGCCAGGTATTGAGCGCCGGTGAATTCAGTAATTGTGGGTTGCAGGAACATATCTCTTCTCTCTTGGTTCAGTTATTAAATGACGTACTCGCGGTCGTAGAACTCCACTGCTGCTTTATTCCAGTCATTACCTTGATAGGTGATGTGGTAGCCCTGGCAGTAGGTTCGACCCCGCTTGTCGTACTTGTGGGTGAGGTAGAAGTGGTCCGAATTCTCATTGAGAATGTCAGCCACCTGTTTCGCCGTTTTGTCGTATTTGGCGAATGCCTTGCGGCGTTTCTGGAAGTCCTCCCCAAGCTCGCCTGGCTTGGGACGATCCAGGTTCTTCCAGCTGTTGCTGACGAACTTCACCACGTCCATATTCAGGGCCAGCTTGATGCTGTTCATCCTGTTGATATGGTCGAGGCACACATCGTTGTCGTGGTGGTTCTTCTTCAGGATGATGGAGCCCTTGTTAGTCAGGTAGCCGGTGTCCCGGTTAGTGACCACTTCGGCTGGCTTGACCACCATGGGCAGCGGATACTGGAACAGGTCCAGCTCAGCCTGCAATTCAGGTGGCAGTTCAAACTTGACGATGAACGTGTTGATATCCAGGTCATAGTCGGCCAGATCCTTTTCCACTGCAAGCAGCAGGCCATTGACGCAGGCTTGAGGATCATCCTTGAAGTGGTGGCGCATCAGGCCATACATGGTCTGAAGATCGCACCGCTTATGCAGAGCCATTTGCACCAGGAAGTCGATACCGAAGTCCAGGTCCATGTGCTCCTTGATATAGGTGGGGTAATCCGTCTCAGCTTCCACGAGGAAGTAGTGACGCATACGTGGCAGCAATTGATTCTTGCTGAATTGCTTTTCCAATTCGATTTGTTGCTCTACGGCTTGTTGAATAGTCATATCTCTCTCCAGATATAGAAAGGGCTCCTTTCGGAGCCCCTGGGTTAATCAGCCAGCAAGTGGCAGAAGTGGAAGCGTCGAGTCTGATAGGCAAACTGGACGCGGATCGGATTGTGGTAGCGAGGCAAGCGGCCAGGCTCGTACTCGTCTTCCAGCCAGAACACGTCGCAGAACGGATCCTTGGATGAGACCCGCTCCTTGAGCGTGCCGTGGGCAAACTCCATCAACTGCTTGCGCATGATGATGCCGGCCTCGTTGCAGCGAGCACGCCAGGTGGCCCAGGTCACTGAGTTCTGGGTGATGCCGTAACGCTCAGCGATGTAACCCTGCCAATGCCAAAAGGCAGTGCACAGGGTGTCCTCGTCGCGGAAGCTCACTTCACCCTCGCCGTACTTGCCTGGCAGGAGCTTGTGCTGGGCCCAGATGTACCAGTCATCCAGGAAGGACTCCATGATCTCTTGGGGCCGCAGTTGCATCCACACGTTGGTCACGCGGACCCATTCACGGTCACGCATGCGGTCGTCCAGCCAGGACATGGCCATGTCGAGCAAGATGACACCGACCATTCCCCCGATGAACCAGGGGAGAGAGCCGGGCACTTGCCAGCACAGCAGGAAGGCCATGATGCAGAGGACTGCACGGGCCGGCGCTCCATCGGAGCTGCCCAGAATGTCAGAGCGGAATCGCAGGTAGGTCATCGTAGTTTCCGTTGTTACGGGGATGCAGGGCCAGGCGGCCGGCATGCATCTTCAGGTTGGTGGTAAGTGGCAGCCGGTTGTCCCAGACTGCACATTCGTTGAGGGGGACACGGTAGAGTTCGGCCAGGCGCTGTGCATTTATGAAGTGCACCTCGCCATCGGACTTGCTCCGCACATGCCCCGGGCGGAGCACGTACTTGATCATCAGTCGCCAATCGAGATAGCGGCGAAGCTACCCATGTTGGCCGAGGGCAGGCCCATCTCCTTGGCGAAGGAGAGCTTGCCCTTCTCGGTCAGCTTGAGGAACAGCTTCACGCCGCCGTTGGGCAGCTGCTCGGTGCGGTAGAGCACGCCCTGATCCTTGTCCACGGACAGGGCCAGTTCCTTGCCCTTCTCATCCAGCTTGGCTTGCCAGTGGGCGGTGTGCTCGGCATCGGTCATCACGTCGAAGCGCTTGAGCTCGGAGGCTCCGCATTCGCAGCAACCGCCGCTGTTGTAGGTGTCCTTGAGCACCCAGTCGTTGGCTACGGTGCACCATTCGCCCACGGCGTCGATGGACACATCGTGGTGGCCACACTCGGGGCAGTAGGGCCGCTTCGTCTGCTCGGGGCAGATGGAGCCCAGAGTGAGCTCCAGCCCGGCCACCATGCCATTGCTGTCCAGCTTGCATTCCTTGACCTGGGCGATGGGCCCGCCAAACATGACCAGCCCTTCTTCCTCTGGTTCGATGCTGTAGTTGCGCGATGCGTTGATCTGCGCTGCCATTGCTGTACGTATCGTGTTCATTTCAAACTCCGTCTTTCATTTCAGGGACGATCCATTCGTTGAGGATCTGGGCCAGGGCCCGTGCTTGGTTGATGCTGTCCTCGTTTGCCGCGGCAAACATGTCGGTCAGCACACGATGCTTCTTGGCCCGCTCATAGAGCTCGACCATCAGCAGTGGGTTGCGGACAGCCCAAAGGCGCCACAGCCCCAGATAGGCCTGATACAGCTGGCCAGGCAGGTAGGGCACAGCCGGAGGCTGACCCTTGCCCAGTTGCCATTCGGTGCCGCCAGGCTTGTAGCCTTTCACGTCGCACTGATACCAGGCTTCGATGGTGCGGCCATCAGGCATGTAGGCACCGAAGGCAGAGAAGCGCTTGTCGCCCTTGCTGCTGCATTCGTAGCCATTGGGATCCTTGCGGGCCCAGGTGAACGAGATGGGGTGTTGGCTCATGGTCGGGTGTCCCAGTACCAGCTGTTCCACCCTTCGTACTCGGCATGGATCAGCTTCAGGCCCACATGTTGCTGGCGCAGCGTGATGCCTGGGCGGCCATAGCCGCCGAAATTGTTGAGATGACGGCCTACATCCTTCTGCTCCACCTGGTAGTGGTTGTTGCGCGTCAGGATGGATCGACCGTAGGCATTGTCGGCACGGACGTGCCAGGGATCAGACAGTTGCAGCACGAGGCAGCTCCTTCATCAGGCGGTAGTGGGACCAATAGAAGTCCCATGGGTTGAGGTCGCGGTCGTAGATGACGAGCATGCGTATGCCGCCGAACTGCTTGACCATGAAGTGATCCATCACAGCGGGTGCTCCTTCTGGTGTTGGTCCCAATTGGCGATGGTCTGGATCGCACGGATGCCGTTGGGTGCGAAGCGGATGGCCTCCACCAGTTCAGCACCAATGGCGGCCCGGCGCTCCAGGTTGGCGATGTAGGTGATCAGGTCACGGGCTGCAGCAGAGCATTGCTCCAGCGTGGCGGCACCACTGCCATAGGCGATGGATTTCTCGCCGAAGATCTTGGCCAGCTGCACCGCGAATTGGGAGACGTTGAGCTCGGCCATCAGCATTCCTCGCCGTAGGACTCGTACACCGGGCGCACTGCGTAGCAGCGCTTGCCCTGCCATGTGTAGCCCTGGATCTCCTTGACCTTCTGCTCGATGGTCTGACCACGAACGTCAGGTTTGACAGGCACCCAGTCCAGTGCACCATCCCAGAGAACGGTCTGGTTGCCGGGGTTGAGCCATCGGAACTCCCAGCGCAGGTTCAGGCCAGGCAGCAGCTTGGCTGCACGCTGCTCTGCGTCACGGATGTAGCGGTTGACCGCGATATCCGCAGCCTGCATCTTGTCGTGAAGCACCTGCATTTCCTCTGGCCCCTCGAACCGGGCCTGGAGGTATTCACGCCGGGCCACGTTGGCATTGATCAGCAGCTTCTGGGCCTGCTCACTCGGCAGGCACAAATCCTTGTCAGACATTTCCGTACTCCTTGCACCATGCGATGCGTTTTTCATTGAGGTGGTGTGCTTCCTGGTAGCCCTCGGCCAACCAGTCGTGGATCCCGTTGTTGAAGGGGAAGCTGTCTCGCCAGGGCGAAGCAGGCAAAGCCTGCAACAACCAAGCATCCGCAGATGCAGCCAGATCCTTGGGGAACTGGTGGAGCGTCAGCAGGTGGCGCAGGTTCTCGCAGAGGGAGAACGAGCGGTAGAAGGGCTTGCCATCAGGTGCACCATCAGTAGCCCAGGTGTGGTACTCAAGGCAGAAGTCACGGACGACTGCCTCGGCGGTGATGCTCATCTCTTTCCTTTCTGGTTCAGCAGATTAAGTTTGATCGCGCAGCATGCTGCTACATACGGTAGGCCTGCGGCACGCCATTGCTGCAACACGGGACACCACCGAATCACAGGCTTCTTGGCCTGAGCAGCGGCAGCATCTTCAGCAGCGAATTGTCTAAGCCTTACGTCTGCCACTTCCTGCATGATTTCCTTGAGCTTGGGGTCAGTATGTTCAGGCACGTAGGTGGCCAGTGCACGGTCCCAGAGCTGGTTGGCTCTGGCCCTGGACTTGCACTCCTTGATGCCTATCAGCAGCCGCTCCATCTGGTCGCTGGTCAGCTGGTAAGTGCCATGAATCATGCGATAGACCTCGGCCTGGGTAAGGGACTCACGGAGCTTGTCGGCATCCATGCTCATCTCGCCCAGCAATTCCTCCCGTCGCCGGGAGAGATCCAGGTGCTCTTGCACATCGGAGCGCACACCAAGAGCTGCCACTTCAGGATTGTCGGACCCGAGCAGTGTCTGCCGCACCCATGCGTCTTGATCCTTGCGCAGGCGCTCACGGATACCCTGCTTCATCAGGTCATAGCCGACCTGGGCAGCAGTCTGCGTATGGCGTGCGAAGACAGCAGCCATTTCCTCTTGGCTCGGCTGCTTGGGTGTGGGAATTGTCCACAGCTTACGCACAGCCTTGATGCATCTATCTGCCATGGCCAACACGTCATCCCAGAGGCTGGGATGCTGGGCCAGGAAGGTGCTGCCATCCTTCGGCTTGACCGTCCGCACTGCGTGCTCCCGGTCAGCCTGCGGCTGGCGCAGGGCACTCACAACCTCGATACCGAGGGCACGATGGATCAGTTTCTTGATGAGTTTCATGGTCTTAGGTGCCCATAGGGCAAAGTGGGTGAAAAAGTAGGAAATAGGGTATAGCCCTCAACCCCATGAGTAGAAGTATGTTGGGCTAAAGTCTTACGCCTGAAGCGTGTGGAGTGGGACGTGGCTCTTGATGCCTCGGCACTTGTTCCAGGTGTCCATGGTGCCGCCGTCGGCCGGCTTGTCTTCCGACTCACCCCAGGTGAAGGCGAGTAGGAAGTCGGACTGTTGAGCCACCAGGCTGTTGCGCTGGAAGAAGGAGCCCATGCCAGCAGAGGCGGGTGCATAGGTGCATTCGCACCCCGCCAACCGTTGCACCAACTCCAGCTCACCGAGGTGATCTTCGTGGGTGCGCCAGTTCATGCGCTCGAAGTAGTGGTTGCTCACGCCCCCACACTTGGAGTCGGCGTACTGCTTGCGCTCCCAGTCCCAGGGAGCAGGCATGTGGAGCGTGAGCTTGCCCACGTTCGGGTGTTCCTGTTCCATGAGCTTGAGCCACACCACCACAGCAGTGTGATCAGCCCAGGCTGCCCCGCCGCTCACCAGGTTGACCGGCTCACCATAGTCATGGATCAGCTGCCACAGGTAGTGGCACATGGAGTTGAACAGCCTGGCTGTCATGGGCTTGGTCTTGTCCCGACCGGCAGTGCCGATCACGCCGAGAGTTGGAGCAGACATTCAAATACCTTTCTCAGTTGGATCTTCACGTAATCCTTGTAGAGTTCATATGCATCGGCAATCTTCATTTCTTCCATGCCGGCTGCACCCATATACACGGAATAGGTTCCGTTTTCTTCAAGGGCCATTTCCACTGTGTCCTGTTCAAAGAACGTGGTGGACATAATCACGATGCGTTGGCTCATGGCTTATCCATTCCCTGTCCAATAGTGAAGATAGCGACCAGGCCCAGGAATGTCAGGATGCCCGACAGGGTTGGGCTGGTCTTGCGAGTTGCCACGGCACAGCCAATGAGGACTGCTGCCACGAGCAATGCGATGAGGGTATTACTCATGTATTGATCTCCTGCTTGAATACGATGGTGGTGTAGCCCTGAGATATGCGGTATTGGAGGATGGCATTTCGCAATGCCACTTCATAGGGCCCTGCATTTGGATGGGATTCATATGCTTGCTGGATGCTTTGAAGCTGACGGTTATCCATCTGCTTCAGTATCTCCATTGCGTCATCCACCTGTGGCTGTACCAGTGCCAGATCGATACGATCTAATATGGCGTTAGCCCCATCTGTGGAAATGGGAAACATGGGTATGGTCTTGCGGATGTGCAGCACCTGTTCTTGAGACAGGCCAGTGATTGCGTAGTGCATTAGATTTCTCCATTCAGTCGAGCGACATGTTGACGGGCCAGCTGACGTTCAAACTGTGGAGTGCCACGGCGAATGAATGTCAACCAGCGACCACCGCACTTGGCGATGCGGATGTTGTGTTTGCCATTCATCAGATGGCGATAGCCAATCAGTTCACGGGCACGCTCTTCAGACATGGAGCCGGCGTCGTAGGCCAAGTATGGATAGCCTTCCGCATTAAGACGCAACGCTATAGGGAATGCTCGGGTCATTTGAATGCTTCCTTGATTGCAGCACTGAGTGCTGTGAGATTGAGGTTGGGTTCAGGCATGGTCCAGAAGACTGGCAAGCCTGTGCAATAACGCAGCATCATGTCGTGATGCCGTTCAATGAACGTGAACATTACAGGCCCAGTGCTTTGTTGCGTTCAGCCTTCAGCTGGTCAATGCCTTCGGCATACAGCTGGCCTTGATGAATGCGTTGAGCGTCATCGCTGACCAGCTCAGGCATTTCATACAGATCAGGGAATGGAATGGCTTCTGTAGGAAGGTCAGCCACAGTAGTGGCTTGGCCCACGAATTTGAGGTGCATTAGCTCGTGGCTGATGTGGGCTTGCAGCAGTTCCATTTGTGCAATGTCCAGCACAGCTATGGCAGTGAGTGCATTCTCGAAGGCCACCTTCTTCAGATGATCCACTGCTTTATTGATTACGGCTGCATCGAGAGCATGGATAAGGTTTGGGTTTGTCATTTGAATCTCCTTAATCGATGAACAAGGTGGTAGGTTGGATCTGCACGCGGTGGATCTCTCCTCCCCATGCGATGTTGACGTACCTGAGCCACGTACCCTTGCGGGTCTGGACTCTTTCTATTGAGAAACGGCCCATGTGCACGGGAGTCTCATTGATCTGTGCCTGCCTACGAGAAGAGGGACAGGTGTATTGATAGCCTTCCACTCGGCCAGTGGCCAGCACCTTCAATGTCTTGGGTACGGTTATGCCCAGCATGGAGAGGTGTCTCATTTGGCGCAGCACAGTGCAGAACTCACCGCTATTGGGATTGTGCAGAGGCTGGACATAGAACTGGGCCATGGGTTGAGTCACGGCTTGAATGAATTGGGATGCGTTCACGGGAAACTCCTTTGAGTTGGATGTGGATAGAGCAAACAGGAAAGGACAACTGCCCTTTCCCCTTGGTTCTAATTGAAGTAGCGACGGGCATCACCCAGCCATGGTTTCCAGGCCCGGTCGAAGATGCAGTTGTTGGGTGCATGCAGGAACATGGGTGCAATGTCCGCATCCTTGTAGCCTGCCAGGCCACAGCCAATACGTGTCACCTGGAATTCAGCAAACACATAAGGCTTGGCATATTCAAGGAAGCGATCAACGCCTTCTTGAATGGTATGCAGAGGCAAGGTCTTGATCGACCTGTCCTTTGTAGGAATGGCATAGGCTTTTCCTGTCGGACCTTCGCCCACACCCTGGAGTGCGCCGTAGTATTTACGGGCATGCAATGCTGCACCCTTACCGTGGATGCCTGCTTGATTGGATCCGAATACGAAGATCACAATTGGTCACTGCCTTTCTTCAGTTGGTAATTGGCAGGCTTGACCACCCAGTGTTCTTCTGCGTGTATGCCCTTCTGATTGTTGAGGTAGTCGGCATGTATTTGTGCTTCTGCCTGGTCATTCCACCGAGCTGCATGTTCTTCCTCATCCCAATAATCTCGGTAGAAGTTAGACATGGCCACCAGTTTGAATCCCGCCTGGACACCAGGGAACAGGCGAGACTGCATCTCTTTGTCCTTGTTGATGCACCAGGCCATGAATTCCTTGCGCATATCGGCAGGCATGGTTTGAAATGCAGCCTTTGCATTATCGAGAGCATTGGCTGCTATGAGTGCAGCCCTTTCAGGGGAAACGAAAGACATGAGCTATCTCCTTGAGCTATCTATCAGGGACAAAAGCCGAAGGCCCCCACTCTCCGAAGAGAGCAGAGGCCGACGGATCACAGGCTCATGGCACGCATGAACTTGTTGGCTTCGGGCGCAGATGCCTGAGCTTCCGGCTGGATGCGGCGCAGCTCGATGAGCAGGCCACCTTCAGCACCGCCGATGATCTTGGCTTCGCCGGGTTGCAGGTCGGTAGCGGCAGCCATGACCTGATCCAGGATGGCATTGCCGGCAGCCAGCATGTCAGCGTAGTCGCCCTTGCCCTTGATGGGCTTGTGCTTGATGGATTCCAGCGGGATACCACCAGGCATGGCGATGAACACAGTCTTGCCAGGGTTGGCAGGATCGGGCACGCCAGAGTCGAAGCCGATGTTGATCCACAGCTGGGTCTTGGGCTTGTCCTCGGCAACAGGTGCAGAGGTTTGAGCAGGCTTGGCACCGAAGGGCGAACGCAGAGCTTGAGAGGTAACGGACATGATGAGAACTCCTAGAGTCAGATGAAAGAGGAAAGGGAACGAACGGAATCCCACACGATGCCAAGGCAACCGCACAGGATGAGGAAAGCGGTCAACTTGGCAAACATGAGTGAACTCCTAAGTAGAGGTGAGTTGAGCTAATTGCTTAGCCCAACAGGGTTTAGTCCTTCTTGTCGAAGAGCTTGGTGAATGAAGCATGGGCTTCGGCGAAGGCATCAGCATGTTCAGTAGACTGAGCCTGGAACTGCTTGATGTTCATCGTAGAGAGCGCCTGTTCCATTGCAGCTTCGCGGATAGCGTTTTCTTGCAGGACAGCATTGCCGATTTTGCTGCGCACAGTTTGTGCCTTCAGCGAATCGTCAGCAGCGAGCTGAGCTTTTGCCACGAGGGTGTTGCCCACATTGACAATTGCCACAGCCGAATCAGCCACACCAGAGATGGTGGACATGATCGAACCGAAAGCCATACGAGTGGATGCCATTGAATACTCCTTAGTTAATGAGATAAGAGCGCATCACCACAACACGCTCAACAGGCCCGCAAGGGCCGAGGGCACAGACGTACCGCAAGCATGACGGTGTGGATGTGTGGACGACAGCACATGACGGGGGTAGGGTGCATGCATAGGCAGCAACGACCCGGGGGGGTGTGTGAGGTGTGGGCCAGTGTGGCCGCACCA